TTTTTTTTCCATTTCTTGGTACTGGACGATCCATTCGGGACGATGACGAAGCGTAGGAACACAACGCAACATCCAGAGATAGCTGTCAAGCAGATCACACCATGCACGACGCTCTTTGTCAGATTTGGTGATCGACTGGTATAAACCTTGTTCTTCAATGGACTCAGTTTCGACGTTTTCACCCAGTTCACGGATGATCGGGTGCTTTCGTTTGATCGGATATGGCACGTCAGCGAAGTCAACTTCGCCCTGATCGTGTGTGAAGGCGTCGATGATTGCCTCACGGGACGACCAAGGGAAGAATTGCAGCAGGAGAAGGCCGACTCGATGCTGATGTGCATTATTGCGGTCTTCGAAGTTGTTCATGCGGACATTTGTGTGCCAACGCACAACAAAGCCTGCGTTCCATGCTTTTAGGATGGTGCTCATGATGAGTTCCTCGTATTGTGGATGCGAGAGCCATAAAAGGAGAGGGATATGGACCTATGCTTGACATCCTTGAGTTGTTTGGCGTCAACTTTGACGCTTTTGATGGTGGTCGTAGCCTTCGTCTTCACAGACGAATCTTTCCCTCTCAGAAACCAAGAAGCATCTGTGCGGAAATGGTACGAAGACGGTGGTGGATTGCAGTGATCCTTATTGGTCCTTTTCACTGCTTGAGGTCAGCACGTCGTTACGACTAAAGCAACCCTAAAAACCAAAAAAGAAGGCGTCGCTCCGCTGTGGAACAACGCCTTCAGGATCTCGCCCGACGGGGGCATTAGGCGAGAGATCGGAACCCGAATTCGATATTGACCAGATCTGTGGCAGCCCAAGGAAGGGATGTGGCAGGATTTTCTGCCCAGTCCGTGATCTGATAGTCTTTTTCGAACGGTACGGTGTACGGAGTACCTGTCAGATAATCCACACCAGACATCCGGATCAGGTGTTCGAGTTGTGTCGGAGCGTTGATGCCTCGGACAGTTGTCGTCACCTGCACGATGTTCGAGATGTTGTTTGCACCGGTATAAGGCGTCAGAATCGTGGACTGGTTCTGATTTGGCAGAGTCGTGGTCATACCAGTCGTCGGATCGTCGTCCGAGAGAGACACAACAGGACCATCCCAGTTTCCGTAAACCCCAACAGCCGTCGGACGCAGCAGGTCAAGACGAGAATTCCGAGTATCACCGTCAGCCACGATGATTTCAGAATAATACGCTTTACCTGTGGTTTCACTGTTAGTTCCGATGAAACCGCCCAGCAAAAGACGAGCAGGACGCAAGAATGAAGCAACCGGAACATCAAACGTATGGAGCAGCAGTTCGTTCACGTAGAACCGGACTACGAGATTCACCCCAGTAAAGAGATACTGGATGTCGATGGTTCGAAGTTGGTTGTTACCCCAAGGAACGTTCTGACGAGTGTTGAAGTAAGAACTGCCGTCAGCATTCAGATAAAAGTGGAAACCTTCAGTTGAGATCCGGTCATGGAAAGTCATCCGAAAGATCTCATCACCTGCTTCGTTGGTGACTTCACAGATCTGTTCGTTGTTGTTCACATGAAAGTCTTCAGAACCGGCCCGGAAGTGGAACCACCATTCATCACCAGCAGGTTGAGGAATGACCGGAGAAGAAACCTTCAGAGCAGGAACCACTTCAAGAGAATATGGCACACGATTGCTGTCGAAGCTCCAAGCTGGAGCACCGATCACGGCACCCGGAAAGTGGGACACCGAATTGGAGGCGAAGAGGATATTGGGCATGACGTTTTCCTTTCGTTGTCCCTATTTAGAAGTAACTGCCTTGAATGTCGATTGGGAAGTCTCCACCAGTCTCAGAGTTGAAGTTCGAAGCGATCCAACCACCAACACCGGGAAGAGCACTTTGGTTTGAGTGCATACCGCGAATTTTGCGGATAGCACCACCATGACGAGCAGCAAAATCACCACCACCATTCCAAGAACTGATACTGGCCAAACGACCTTCGTTTGCATCGAAAGAGTTGTTTACTGCATCAGGATCCCGGAAGTTGATTCCGAAATACTCACCTGCATTGATAGGAACAGGAGAAGGCAGAATGATTTCTTGCCATGTGGAAGCTGAAGCAGATCCACTTGCCGGAGCATTTACGACATTGAGATCCTCATACAGCACCTCAGTCACAGTTCCGAAACTCCATGCAGCACTGTAAACCGGAGAGAGCTTCACAAGCTGAACTTCGTAGTTGAAGACTTGATCGAGAGTCAGAAGGTAAATTCGCTCGATGTCGATGTGAGCCAAAGAAATGTAAGCCATTGCTTTGACACGAGCATTCCAGTTTCCGGTTGTGAAAGATGGAACAGCAAGCCCATTTGGAGGTGCAGGTACTGAAGCAAGCACACGAGGAATCACACCAGTAGAGATTGGGAAAACCCGAGTCTCACCAGAGTTGAATTCTGCACCAACACGCTCAGAATCGTAGATCTCGACACGACGCCAGTTGATTCCGTCGTCAGATCCTTGAACTTCCCATGCACGAGGCATTTGCAGAGCATCTGAACCCAGACGAGCAGTGAGAGCCAGTTCTTCAGGACGAACTTGGACACCCATGTCGTATCCAACCCACGATGTACCGTTGCTGATGGAATTTTCAGCACCTGCCCAATAATTGGTATTCAAAGCATCATCGAACAGAGCATCTGCATTGACAGTACCCAAACCAGCAGAACCAAAGAGCACAGATCCACCTGTGGCGAGGTCTGTACCCAGTGGAGTGCCACGGAATTCGACTTCAGACATCGCACCACCGGACCAAGTTGTTGCTTGGGTCAGTTTCACACGCCACATCTGGAAATCCGGACCACCAGAACGATCTGTGAGCAAATCACCTTTACGGATGTACGGACGAATCTCATCCACCATCGTATCAAGGTCATTGTCAGCCGTATCGTCCCAAAGGAACTCGACATAGACTCGAACAAACCGGGTGAGAGGTGGAATCGGAGTTGTGAACTCCATTGGGAACCAGAAATTGGTCGGAGGACGATACATTCCGTTACCACCGTCCAATCCAGTCTGTGTGGTTCCATCTTGAGCATAGAATTCGACTCGAACATTCATTCGGTCGTTACCTTGGCCAGAACGAAGCCCGACAAGGTAGTACATGTCGAGATGACACGTTCCAGCGTCGATATCTGCGTGCCAAGTATCCCAGAGAGGAACATCCTGCCAGATAAACGTAAATGGAGTGTTGGCATTTGCTGGATCGACGTTTTCACCACCTTTGAAGCCAAAGTCGCCTTCAATGGGATTCAAACCATCGACAAATTCATCTCCGAAGAAAACACCACCAAGATTATCCCAACCTTCAACACCCATTTCAGCATTGGCGTTTTTGATAGGCAAAAGTTGCTGAACACCATCGACGAGAGGACGACCCTCTTCTTTCGAAATGACAGCAATACCATCATGGTTGTGGACGATGGTTTCATCTTGGTTTCCAAGACCGGTGATCACATGCAGAGGCATGGCGTTGATATCTTGACGATTTTCAGCACCCATACCGGTGAGATACATTGCAACAGCACGCATAACGTCCTGACGGTTGTCAGTACCCATGCCAGTCAGCATCATCGTGCGATCATCGAAAGCAGTGAGGTGTTTGTTGGCTCGCATACCTGTGAGAGCGAAAAACTCCATCTCGTCGATTTCAACTGGTTCGATGAGAGAGCAGTCGATGAAATTCGAAGTCAGAGCATTGTCTTGACCGATTCCATTGTTTGCAACGACTTCACAGGTCAGACGGCCACCATCAAAGGAAGCATCTGTGTCGATGAAATTGACGCTGAGATCTGGAGAAGGAATATCAACCCCATCCAGCATAAACTGAAACTGGAAGTCCGGAGTCGGAGATGAATCCCAAACACCAACCTGACAGATGATACGATTGGGGATTACCCCGGATCCTGTCAGAAACGGAGGAGTGAGGTTGATCGGAGGATACCGACGGAGCGGACGCGACGCATCAGGTCCGTAAAGGCTGGGAACAAAGTGAAGACCTTCCCGAATCGACGGTTCGATATGAACCAGATCAACAGCACGAGTTTGGTCGTCATCTTGGCCCCCATTATAGGGATTTGGCCAAGGCATTAACGAAGACTCCCCTCGACATAGAATGCTGCATCAGCAGTTGCGATGATTCGAACGTCAGGCATATTTGCACGCGGCAGCCGGACACAGTTCGAGTCGGTGACGGTGTAACTTGCTTCAGCAGGAGTGAACCAGTTGCCATCACGATCTTTTACCTGAAACTGAACATTTCCCGAGCGAACATCGCAGGTTACGTTCAGATCGACAGCATGAGGACCAGCAGCATAAGCAATAACGTCCTCGTTATCGGGATAAACCGTCGAGTTGTTCTGTTCGGTGTACCAGATCGGATTGCACACATAATTTGTAGAGCAGGCTTGAGGCATTTGCTTTCCAGTCTTGGTTTAGGTTATAGGGCCATTGTGTGACTGCATTACCACAGATAAGGAGCAACGAGCAATGCTTACACTTCAAGAGGTTCAAGACTCCCTGCCTGCGGGACAGAAAGGTGTCATCACCCAAGATATGGTCAACCAACTCAATGCGTTGAGCAAAGATCCTGAAGAAGCCCGGTACATCCGGGAAAACTTCATTTCGTTCAGTCAGGTACTGGCTGAGGGTCGTTTCAAGCTGGGTGATTACGTGCGTGCAGTCATGTACGTCAGCCACAAGGTCATGGGGAAATCAAATCTGGAATCGTACAAAGCGACATTCCCGGATCGGTATTCTCAGATGGTTGCTGACGGACGACAGCCCAAGGACATCGCATCCTACGTTGCTGCCTACAACAAAGGCAAACTGGTGAATCTGGTTTACGAACGAGCCATGATCCCGACGTGGGTGCTGAATCAGGATATGTTCCAATCTGCTCTGAACACTCAGTATGAAATCATGAATGACGTATCTGTGAGCGACAAAGTTCGCGTTGAAGCAGCCAACTCGATTCTGACTCATCTGAAGAAACCAGAGACCAACAAAGCTGAGTTGAAAGTCGAGATCGGCATGAACGACGGGATGAAAGCTCTCGAAGCTCGTTTGGCTGAAATGGCTGAGACACAGATGAAAGTCATCGAAGGAGATGCCATGTCTGTACAGGAAGTGGCTGCATTGCCGCTGAATATCCCTGATGCAGAGGTCATTGATAATGAGTGATTTTCTCGGACGCAAATCAGTCGATGACTACCTAAATGAAGTTGATTTCGATTGGCTTAACTCCGGAGGATACAAGCCTTCGAAGTTTGCTCTCGAATTCATGAACTTCATCAAGCTGTGCAATGATGGCCGGGGCGAAGACAACAAAACCCCGGTCATGCACTTGGCTATGCTGGATAAGCTCCCGACAAAACACAAGAAAATCACAAACCTCTGTGCTCGTGGTACAGCAAAAACTACGCTGTTCATGGAATACCTGACTCTCTACATCGCCATGTTCAACAAGATTCCCGGATTCGGGACTGTCCCCGGAATGCTGTATATTTCGGACTCGATGGACAACGGTGTGAAGTCTGCTCGTGAGTCGATCAAATCTCGCTACTACTCTTCGGAATTTCTCCAGTATTGGATGCCTGAAGACGGTGTTCGATTCACAGAGAACTATTTGGAATTCCACAACAAAAACGGTGGTAAGTTCGGTGTGAAGATGTTCGGTGCCAAGTCTGGTATTCGTGGTACGAAGATCTTCAACCGTCGTCCTGTGCTTGCTGTGATGGATGACTTGATCTCTGATGCTGACTCCAAATCGCCTACAGCGATGGAAGCAATCAACGATACGGTCTACAGTGGTGTGCAATACGCACTCGATCCAACCAGACACAAGATGATTCTCAATGGGACACCGTTCAACAAAGAAGACATCGTTTACCGGGCCATCGAATCTGGCGCGTGGGAAGTCAACGTGTGGCCGATCTGCAAAGAATTTCCCTGTAAACGCGAAGACTTCAGCGGTGCATGGGAAGATCGTTTCACCTACGATTACGTGTCCGAGATGTGGGAGAGTGCGGTTAAGGAAGGGAAAGAGAAGTCGTTTCGACAGGAACTCATGCTTCGAATCACATCGGATGAGTCGCGTCTGGTACAGGAAGCTGACATTCAGTGGAGGCTACGCACTGAGATCCTCGCCAACAAACGCAACTTTAATTTCTACATCACTACGGACTTTGCTACGTCTTCGAAGCAAACTGCGGACTATTCGGTCATCTCCGTGTGGGCCTACGACAAAGATGGGAACTGGACGTGGGTCGATGGGGTGTGTGAACGACAGACCATGGAAAAGACAATGAATGATCTTTTTCGTTTGGTTCAGGAATACGAGCCAATGGGAACTGCCATCGAGATCTCTGGTCAGCAGGGTGGTTTTATCCAATGGATCATGAACGAAATGGACTACCGAGGTGTGTACTTCAACTTGACACACGAAAAAGGGAAGCCGGGTATTCGCCCTGTGACGGACAAGCTCTCTAGATTTCAGCTTGTTGTTCCGTTATTTAAGGCCGGAAAGATCAGCTTTCCCCTTGAGATGAAAGAAACTCAGGTACTGGGCTTGTTCATGGAACAGATTTCTCTGGCCACCAAGGACGGGATCAAGGGCAAAGATGACTGTCTCGACACCATCTCACAACTCCCTCTCCTGAATGCTTGGAAGCCGAATCCAGAGGAACCGGTTCAACCAGTCGTGGAAGATCCCGAGACAGCAATCTGGGGTGACGCCGTACAAGAACAGGAATATGAGCACGAGATAGACTCGTACATCGCATGAGGAACGCAACATGATCGTGACATTCACAGAATTCACCACAAAGCTCGCTCACGGTCAGTTGAAAAATACTGCACTGGTTGATGACTCTGACACTGGTGAAATCAATCCCGGACACGAGGACCAAATCCTCGAACTGACGAATCAGGGCCTGACAGACATCTTCACCAAGAAGAAGCTGTTGGAATCTCGTGCTGTTCTGACTCTGACTCCCGGAACCAACATCTACACTCTCGATACTGCTCCGGCTGCCGACTATGAAGACATGGTTCGTGTTCTTCAGGTTGAAGCCGTTATGAACGGATATGAGTTGATCGAGAGGAACAAACGAGTCTTCACTCCGAAAGGTGGTCTGCATGTGACTTCACCTTCGGAGTACAGCCTACGTTTTTCTCAATGGTTTATGGATACCTATCAACCTTACGTTGATGTGGTGTTCCAGAAGAAACATCCGATTGTCGAACTGGGTGGGTCTATCGACATTCCGGCACACATGTACGAAGCCTTGGTTTTGTATGTCTCTGGTTTGTATTTGAGCCACATGGGTGGTGATCAAAACAAAGCCGATGGTGACAGCTACTATGGGTTGTACTTGAAAATGATGTCGGATGATGAAATGAACAACACATCCGGGACATCTGAAGTCACTGACGACGATACCCGATTCCAAGACAGGGGTTTCGTCTAATGAGCAGCCAAGATCCAAACCTTTTCTCCGAGGTCTTCAACCAAAGAGCAGCCTTGCTGACGTTCTTCGGAGCGTTGGGTGGATCTGTGCGTGCTGCCGTTCTCAAAACCACTTGGCGAGAAGGACTTCGAGTCATTTTCGTTGGTGGTGCTGTTGCATTTGGAGTCGGAGTTCTCGGTCCTGTCGTCATGCGTCCATGGATTGGAGATTTGCCAGATGAGATGGCTGGTGCTATGGGTACACTTACCGCAGCGTCATTTCTCATTGGTCTCGTCGCAGTCACACTGGTTGAACGTTTCATTTCAGGAGAGGCCAATGAGCCTGTCGCCCCGCAACCTCGTGAATATGGTCCGGAAGGTCTAATCGACGAAAAAGATCCGGAGGAGAACCAATGACTTCAGTAGTCCCTAACATCAGAGCGGAAAAGAGTGGAAACCGAAATCGTGACGATCTACGAGTCATGATTGCAGGGACGCTGTTCTGTATTTTCATGATACTCATGCAACCCTTTGTTTTCAGGGTGTATGACTATTTCTGGGCTGATCGTCCGTTTATTACGGCTACGGTCGAAATCGTGCATGTCGAAGGTTCTGACATTCCAATGATCAATTACGATGCTGATGCAACTCAGCTTGTGTCTGGTACATGGATTGCTTCGATCTACGAAGTGCATGATGGTGAAGCTACACGTATCACATCACGTCGGGGACCGGGATCTTACCATAACCGAATGGATGAGCCTCGTTTGTGGACGTGGGCTGCTTTCTTCGACAATGAACAGGATGTCAGTACACCAGACGTACCGAATGATGTTTTCATGGTTTGCGTCCGTTACGACGTAGAGGCGAGTGACTCTGGAGTTTCAGATCAAACTCCTAAGTTTTGCTCTCGCCCATACGACCCCAATGATCCGTTTCTGGTCTTGGAGGAACTTTTACTCGCTGAGGAGCCTCGCTAATGTTCACTGTTCGTGACTACCAAGGTCGTGTGAACGGTATCTTCAATGATGCCGTTCTTGTCGTTGATGGGATCAATGGTCCCAAAACACGGAAAGGAATCGCAGATGCCATGCGAGAACGTGGAGTCCGTCGTAAACAGGACTTGTTTGATCGGGGAGTACGGGGTGTGGTCTGGCACTGGACCGCAGGAGCCAATGGACTCATCGAACTCGAACTCAACGCCTACAACTTCCTGCACGATACCATCGGACGCACGTATGATGGAAACCACACCATTGCAGAGCAAGTTCGCTATGACTGGCGAAAGGGGATCGGAGCCTCTCACACCCGCAAAATGAACACTGGGTGGGTTGGTTGTTCTGTTGATGCCATGGCTGGATCCAAACAAGCCAATCCTATGCAGTGGGGATCTCACCCTATCACTTGGGATGGTATTGATGCCATGCTGGAGCAAACTGCTGATATCTGTGAGGAATATGAAGTTCCGATCAGCAAGTGGACGACTCTGAGCCATGCAGAAGTTCAGCCGACTCTGGGCGTCAAGCAAAAGTGGAAGTGGGATTACACAGTCCTTCCCGGTGAAATCAATGGTTTCCAAGATCCTGTGGAGATTGGTGACAAACTTCGTGCTCGTATGCTGGAGAAGTTCGTATGATCGGACAACGCGAAATCATCATTCTTGTCGGAACCCTCGCCATTATTGGCGGGGCTTTCGCTTATGGTGTTCACAAAGGTACAGTCTGGCAAGCTGAGCGTTATGCTGAGGAAAAAGCTGAACTTCAGGAAGAGATCTTTGACTTAGCTGAAGATTTGAGCGAAAGAGCAGCAGAAATCAGACGCTTACAGGCTGAGCGACAGGAGTTAATCAATGAACTTGAAAACGAAGCTCTCAACGCAGAAGGTGCTGATGCTCCCGGTGTTGCTACTACTGGCGGGTTGCGCAGGCTGGAGCGGAGATGGGGTCCGAGTCCAACAGCTACCGACTGATGTAGAAGAACCTTGTCCGCATCCATCTGATGTGATTGCTGGAGTTCGTGGTTCATCTGTTGGTTCAGACGAAATACGTATGGGTCGTCTTGGCGATGCTTTGATCGAGTGTGGTCAAGAAAAGGAAATTGCTGTAGAGGCTTACGAAAGCCTTTCAGATATCTTGAGGTAATCCGATGGAAATGAACGACGAATACAAGATGCAGTCGGAGAACCGGAACGAACAAGCCGGTGATGATCCTGTGGATGCGAACGAAGTCACCTCTGAAAAAGAGGAGATGAAGTTCACTGACTGGAAGAAAGAACCGACTCTGACAGAACTTCTGTCGGATCTTGAATTCGCTCGTGATGAGACGAACGATCAGAAAGGCAACGTTGAAGGTTGGTTGAACCTCCGTAACGCCACTGGTCCTGAAGCTCCGAAAAAAGCTAAACCCGGTCGATCAGCGGTTCAGCCAAAGCTCATTCGCAAACACAATGAGTGGCGATATCCAGCTTTGACTGAACCGTTTCTGAACACGGACCGGATGTTTGAAGTCTTGCCTCGCACTGAGGAAGATGGCCCCAAGGCCAAACAGAACCAAGTGCTACTCAACTGGCAATTCGACACCAAAATCAACAAAGTAGACTTTATCGACCGCTATGTTCGAACTGCGGTGGATGAAGGTTCTGTCGTTGTTCGTGTTGGTTGGGAACGGGAATACATGACCCGTGAAGTTGAAGTCCCTTCCTACGACTACTATCCGGTACAGGATCAAGATGCAGCAGGCATGGTGATGCAGGCTGCCCAGATGCTTCAAGCTGAAACACCTGAGTACGAATCCTTGCCTGACTCTCTGAAGGCTTCAGCCGAAAAGACTCTTGAGCTTCGGCAGCCAGTTGAGGCCAAGCAGAATGGTACGACCACGAGTGTTCAGGAAGTTATGAGCAAGAATTGCCCATCTCTGCGCATCGTGAACGTGGCAAACCTGTTCGTTGACCCAGCCTGTGAAGGCGATTGGGAACGAGCATCATTTATGGTCTACACCTATGAAGCCACCAAGTCAGATTTGATGGCCAAAAAAGACCAGTACAAGAATCTCGATAAGGTGGACTGGAACGGAAACAAGATCCAAGGAAAACACGGTGATCCAGATCATGAATCCAACACTCCACAAAACGACATGCGTACCAACTCGGACAAATCTCCTGTGTTGGTTTACGAATACTGGGGACTGTTCGACACTCAGGAAACTGGTGTCATGGTTCCTATCGTTGTGACATGGATCGGAAACCAGATCATTCAGATGCAGGAGAATCCTTTCCCGGATAACCGTCCTCCGTTTGTGATCGTTCCGTATATGCCGATTCTCAAGTCTGTCTTTGGTGAGGCAGATGCTTCGCTGTTGCAGGACAACCAGCGTATTATCGGTGCTGTGACTCGTGGCATGATTGACCTCATGGGTCGTTCTGCAAATGCTCAGACTGGGTATGCAAAAGGGTTCTTGGATCCGATCAACAAACGTCGATTCACCTCTGGCGAAGATTTCGAGTTCAACCCAAATGGTGATCCACGAACCAACATCCAACAGATGCAATATCCGGAGATTCCGAGGTCTGCTCATGAAACAATTATGTCTCAAAATCAGGACGCTGAAGCACTTACTGGCGTCAAGTCCTTCTCTGGTGGTATTTCTGGCGACGCCTATGGCTCAGTGGCCACCGGCATTCGTGGTGCTCTCGACAGTGCAGCTACTCGGGAGATGAGCATTCTCCGTCGTCTTGCAAAAGGTATGCAGGACATCGGGAAGAAAATTATCTCTATGAACGCAGAGTTTCTGTCCGAAAAAGAGGTTGTTCGGGTCACACACGATACGTTCGTAGAGATTTCCAAAGCCGAGTTGATGGGGAACTTCGATCTGAAAGTCGATATCTCCACTGCATCGGTCGATGAACAACGTGCTCAGGATCTTGGTTTCATGCTTCAAACCATTGGTCCGGATGAAGATCCGAATGTACGTCGTATGATCCTTGCCAAGATCTCCGATCTCAAGCGTATGCCTGATCTGGCAGAACAGATTCGTTCGTATCAGCCTCAGCCTGATCCGATGCAAGTTGCTCTGGCAGAAGCACAACTGGCCAAACTCCAGCGTGATGCAGAACTTGATGCTGCTCGTACTGAAGAGGCTCGTGCGAAAGCTGCTCAGATCTGGCAGGAGATCGAAGATGTTGACTCTGGTGAGAAGCATCGTCGTGAAATCCAGAAGATGGGTGCTCAAGCTCGTGGGAACCGTGATCTGGAGATCACCAAGGCTCTCACTAAAGGTGAAGCACCTCCTCAGAATATCGAGGCTGCCGTTGGTTTCAACGAACTGACGAAAACCAAGAATGATCAGGATACTGCTCCAAAACTTGGCTCAGGATTCTCAGATCCCTCTATGGTTCCTCCACAATTTTCTGGACAACAGCTTCCAGTTGGGCCATTGAGCACCCAGTAAGACTGAAGGGAGACTGAATACTCGGTCTCCCGGTCCAATACTGGAGACTGCATATGGATCTGTACAACGCATCCATGGGGATGGAAGAACCCCAAGAAATCGAGCTTACCCACGAACAATACGTTGAAGCCAAAGAACACTACGAGACTCTGATTGCTCGTGGTGAAGCGGCAAAACGTCTGGCTGATAACCCGGACTTCAAGTCCTTGGTTATTGAAGGGTATCTCGATGACGAACCCAAACGAATTGCTGACCTGATGGCATCTGGCCGACTCACTGCTCAGTCGCTGGAAGCCTGTACGATGGATCTTCGTGCTGTTGGTTCCTTCCGGAACTACATGAAGATGTTCGTCGAACAAGGTCACATGGCTGCCGATGAGTTGAAAGCTCTCGAAGAAGCCCGAGATCTTGCGATCAAAGAAGCAGAAGCAGCAGAGGCCGGGTAAACCCCGGCTTTTGCCATTTCCCTGAAGCCCAATGATGGAGAGATATCATGGCTAAAAAACCAGTGACTGAACAAGATTTTGAAAACATGAGCGACGAGGACTTTCTGAAACTGGATGAGTCCGAGTTTTCTGGTAATATGGCAGAGGGAGAAACTGATTTCTCCGAAGCCAAAGCACCTGAAGGAGATGCTCATGCTCAAGAAACACCTGACGCCGATGAAGACGTGGATGGCGACGACGGCAGCAACGCTGCTGAGTCTGATGGTTCCCAACCTGATCCTGATACCGACGGCAGTGCCTCGAAAGACGAAGCGAATGTCGATGGACAACAGGATCCCATGGCAGGTGAAGGCAAACCAGCATCCGAAGCAGGTGAATCGACGGACAATCAGCAGCCCACTCCAGACTCCCAAGAAGAAGGGAAGACTGGCTCCGAAGCCGGAGAAGGAGGAGTGGGAGATGTATCCGGAGATGGAGAAGTAAAGCCAAAGGCTGAGGCCAAGGCTGAAACTCCTGCAAAAGCTGGGTACTACAAACTTCCGGAAGGCATGGACAGTGCAGGACTCGACGCAGCAGTCGATTTCTACAAGAAACTGTCTGTGCCTTTCAAAGCAGATGGCAAAGACTTCACTGTTCGCAGTCCTGAAGATGCCATCCGACTGATGCAGCAAGGCGTGAACTATTCACGTCGTATGCATGAACTGAAGCCGATGAAAGCAATGAATCGGATGCTTCAAGACAATGGTTTGGCCGATCAGAACAAGTTGAACTTTGCAATCGACTTGATGAAAGGCAACAAAGAAGCCATTGCGAAGTTGCTGAAAAGTCACAATATTGATCCCATGGACCTTGATACCGAAAAGGATTCGGGTTATCAGGCCACTAACTACGGTGGTAACGCACAAGACAATGCGTTCCGTGATGCTCTGGATGAAGCTATTGCCATCCCTGAAGGTCAGGCTCTGGTGAACGACATTCACGCTAACTGGGACGTGCAGTCTAAGGCAAAACTCCGGGAAAACCCGAGTATTCTCGGCAATTTGACCCAGATGAAGATGTCCGGTGTGTACGACAAAGTGGTTGCAGAGTTGGACTACCAGCAGGCACAGGGCTATCTAGTCGGTGTTCCGTTCCTTCAAGCGTTTGACCAAGTTGGTGAAGCCATGAAGAACGCTGGAGTTTTCGACGAAGCAAAAACCCCCGCTGCAAATGGCAATCCGATGGCTCCTCTAGCAAGCCAACCACAGGGTCAGCCAGTCGCGTCGGGAGCAAGGAAGCAGAATCAGGCTCCGAAGAAACCTGCTGCCAATCCACATCTTTCTTCGACACCTCCCTCGAAGCAGTCTGGAAACACGACACCTACCCAGCCTGACTTCTCCAAGATGTCGGATGAGGAATTCCTGAAGATGGCTCCTCCCGAATAAACGCTTCTGAGCACAGCATAGAAAGGATATCGCCATGACTCAGATTTATAACGCCCCCGAGGTAAACGTCGCTGGTAATCAGTCCAGTGTCGGCCCTCAGTTCAACACCCACTATTGGGACCGGAAATCTCTGATCGACGCTGCGGAAGAAATGTACTTCTCGCCGCTGGCTGATGTTCGTTCTATGCCGAAGCACTACGGTAAAGAACTGCGGGTCTACTACTACGTCCCGCTGCTCGACGAACTGAACGTGAACGATCAGGGTATCGACGCTCTGGGTGCTGCTCGTGTCCCCGGTACGTTCACGGTCACTTTCCCTGTGACTGGTGTTCGTGTTGCGAACGCTGGTTCGGCTGCTGCTGTAACCGCGATCAACAACAACGTCTCTGCTGCTGATGGTTCTGCCGTCGTGGTTGCTTCGGACGCTGCTGATGACACTGGTGGTACTGGCCTGACCCTGCTCGGCATGACGACCAACGTCGTTGAATATGCTGACGAAGCCACTGCCGATGCTGCAATTGCGGCTGCTGGTGCTGGTGTGAAGCAGGAGAACGTTGGTGCTCTGTACGGTGGTTCCCGTGACGTGGGTACGATTCTCGGCAAGATGCCGACCCTGACGGAACAAGGTGGTCGCGTGAACCGCGTCGGCTTTACCCGTCTGGAGCGGAAAGGTGAGATCCAAGAGTACGGCTTCTTCATGGAGTGGACTGAGGACTCGCTGATGTTCGATACCGACTCGGATCTCTATGGCCACCTGAGCCGTGAGATGCTGCGTGGTGCGAACGAAATCAACGAGGATCTGCTGCAAGCTGACCTGCTGAACGCAGCCGACGTGAAAGTGTTCCCCGGCGTTGCAACTGCAATTCACGAGATCTCCGGTGAATCCGGTTCTGTGGACCTGTTGGACGTTGGCGACCTGAAGCGTCTGTCGGTGACTCTCGATGACAACCGAACGCCCAAGAAGACCACGATCATCAAAGGTTCCCGTATGACGGATACCCGCGTGATCTCGGCTTCGCGTATCGCTTACATCGGTTCGGAACTCCAGATCATGATCAGTGACTGGGCTGACTTCGTGCCGGTTGAGCAGTATGCAGATGCTGCAACCATCATGAACGGTGAAATCGGTGCAATCCCGACTGCTCACCTTCGGATCGTTGTGGTTCCGCAGATGATGCGTTGGCAGGGTGTCGGTGCTGCTGAGTCCACCAACGGTGGCTACCAAGCAACTGGCGGCAAGTACGACGTGGCTCCGCTGCTCGTGATCGGTGATCAGGCATTTGCGACCATTGGTCTGCAAGGCATGGGTACTGGTGCGAAAGCGAAGTTCCGGATCATCGTCAAGAAGCCCGGTGAGAAAACTGCCGACCGGACCGATCCCTACGGTAAGATCGGGTTCTCCTCGGTGAAGTTCTTCTATGGCTTCATCAAGCTCCGTGGCGAGCGTATGGCGGTTGCCTACAGCCCGATCCCGGATTGATCTGATCCACTAAGTGATTGATTGAGGCCCCCTTGTGGGGCCTCTTTCATTTGCCATAGGGTTTAGGCTGTGTTAAGCGAGCCACACCATGGTAACTTCAAAAGGAATAACCCAATGGATGATATCTCCAACAAAACCAACGCAGAACTTCTGGAACTGGTGACTGACACCGAAGACAAAGAAGTGCTGCGGTTTATCGCAAACGAACTGGACATCACTTTTTCCGGCAATACCGGCAACGGTACGCTGAAAGAAAAGATCATTCCTGTTCTGCAAGCGAAGATCGAAGCTGAGACTGAGACTCCTCCGGATGCGAATGATCCGGTTGCTGCTGCTCTGGCAGCTAAGCAGGCAGAACCTGCACCTGCTCCTGAGCCAAAGAGTCTTCTGGATCAGCCCCGTACTCTGCTGGCCAAGATGGATCCACGGAAACCGGGTCTCTCTGAAGTCGAGAAACGTGCAATCGTTCGTGCCAAGGCACTGCGTCTGCATCGTGTGCGTGTTCACAATCTCGATCCTTCGGAAGCTGCTGTTCCGGGTGCCATCAAGACCGTGTTCAACAAATACCTCGGCAAAGTGTCGAAGTACGTCCCATATGGTGACGAGAACGAACATGGCTGGCACCTGCCAGAGTGTCTGATCAACTCGATGAAACAAGAGAAGTACACGATGCGGAAGGAGATCAAAACTCCCGGATCGAGCTTCGGTGTCAAACAGTACAAGACTGTTCAGATGCCTCGTTTCAACATCGAGTATCTGGATGAACTGACCGAACAGGAGCTTGAAGCTCTGGGTCAGGACCAGAAAGCACGCGGAGCAATCGACACCGCTGCTGCTTGACGCTATAGAGGGTCGTGAACAAAGGAGTTTTTGGCATGTCTGAATCTGTCACCAACATCGACAATTCGTCCGATCTGGCGAATTCTCTGTTTACGACCCTCACCGCAGGGGTAACTATTCCTGCGTCTCCTGACTTTAATGATCCGAAGTTCTCTTTCACTCCTGATCAAAACTCTGCCCTGTATTCCGACATTACCGGAGCAACCATTGCAGAAGTCACAGAAGCAAACATCGACGGTGCAGGTGCTTTTGATGTCTTCATGAAGTCAATGGATGCTCATCTTGAGCGTGAATTCAAAGGCAATCGAATTACCGGTGCTCAATACGCTGAGGTCTACACTGCTGTCGCCAATCAGGTGATGGGACAGGCTGTCAGCTTCACCCTACAGAAAGATCAGGCTCGCTGGGCTGCTGTGACCGCACAGATGCAGGCCCGTATTGCAGAGATCCAAGCCACTGTTGCTTTGGTTGAACTCGAACGAGCCAAGATCCAAGCTGCAAATGACAACTTCCAACTGAACCTGACGGCTGCACAATACGCTCTCACGAAGATGCAGCTTGCTTCTGAGGAAGCACGTCATGACGGTATCACTGTCGAAACTGCCATGAAGCAGTATCAGTTGAACTACGATATGCCTGCTGATGTGGCCATCAAACATTACGAGCGTCAGCAAGTGATGCCTTCGACTGTGGCTATGAATAACGTACAGGTGGATCGTATCCTTCCTGCACAGGCTTCTATCGCAGAATACCAGAACCGTGTTCTCCAGCCTCTGGAAGCAGATATCCAGACCTTGCAGCGTGATCGTGTTATCACCATTGCTGCGGATATCGAGGAATTCCGTCGTGACAACATGCTGCCGATTGAACTTGCTCAGCAGCAGCACATCGTCAATATCCGTCAGCCTGCTGAGTCTGAACTCATTCATGAGCAGATTGAGAAGGAACGTGCAAACACTCTGGAAACTCGTCGTGATGGTCTCACTCCGATCTCTGGTGTTATTGGTTTGCAGAAACGGAACCTGACTGCTGATGCAGACATCAAAGAGTACAACCTGAACAACACCTTGCCGACACAGTTGACCCTGTTGAACGAGCAGATCACTCTGACCAATGAACAGGGTGAAGCTGAACGTGCCAAGACTCTGGACAACCGTTCGGATGGTGCTGTGGTTGAAGGCTCCGTTGGGAAGCAGAAAGATCTGTATGATCAGCAGATCGACAGCTTCATCAAGGATGCTCAGTACAAAGCTGGTAAGCTGTACTCTGATGCTTGGGTTACTCAGAAAACTCTGGACGAAGGTATCGCACCTCCGACACAGTTCAACGAGGCCAACATCAACGCAGTTCTTCAGGCGATGCGCACGAACAACAACCTGTAAGGAGTCTCATATGTTTGGCTCCAAGAAGATCATCACGGTCTCGTCAACTCTGTACAATATGGCAGGGGATGAACGAGACCGTCCTGATTTCCTCAAAGGTACTGTGTTTGGTTCTGTCATCTCTGGCAGCCCATCTCTTGCTGATGATATTCAGACGGGATACTTTGGTGGTCCCGGACTCCAGCAACGTCAGTTCTTTCGCTATTGCGACCGGAACAACATCTCTGGGCTTCCGACTGCAACCATTGTGAACAACAACCCTCTGGATACCACTGTGGTTCAGGGGCAGATTCCTGCGTCTCCTGTTCCTCCTGCACCTGTCGGATTGACTCTCTCCTGTTACAAGGCTGAGGTCACAGATGGTGATTTCGAAGGTTGGATCAAACGGTGGATCCTACAAAACCACCCAGAAAGAATTGGTGAAGACTGGCTTGGAGAATATGAACCAGACACCAACACTTTCTCTGTGGAGTTTCCCAACAACGATTTCTTCAGTTGGACGAACAACGTAGCACCGGTCTACAATCCGAGTGCTCGTTACATCGTGGCTGAGTATATCGAGTATCTGGATGCATCTGAGCAGCCTCTTCAGACTGGCCCGACTCTGACAAACCAACCAACAGCACCTGATGTGACTGGCTGGGATACGATCTTAGCGAATGACACATTTACTCCTGTTGATTTGGTTCGAGTCCGTAACACGGTTCTAAGCTACAACAATGGTGATCCAGACAATCAGATCGAAACTGATGTTCCTGCAAACCTCAATGGTCAGGAACTTCCGAATGGTGTGTTCCATTACCAGCGTGAGATTGTAACTCAAGTAGCTGGTATTTCTACCGTTGGTGAACGTCAGGATCAGCACATCACAGAAACCTACACTGTCACAAATGACTATGTGGATGTGCAGGTGACTCAAACAGATCTTGGTGGTGGGGTGATTGAAACCCGGACAGAAACCACCACAGGAGAACAGATCACTCCGTCATATGAGACTCGTCTCGACATCACTGACATCTTCAGTGGTGAACAATATGGTCCTGAGCAGATCTTCATTTACGAAGTCGGTACAGGTAACGCGACTCTGGATGCTTTGGTTACTGATGTTGATGCATCTGGTTTCCAAGAGTTTTTCCCGTTCATGCCAGTTCGAATCAACAACGTTTCTGTCGCTGAACCTGTTTATTCAGATCTCTTTGATGAAATGGCCAAGGCTTATAAACGAGGCTTTGGCTTCGACAAGAAGTTTGGTTCATTGGTTCAGTCTGTCGAAGACAATCCGTCTATTGCAGATATTGACTATGCGTATCTGTGCTTTGGTGCATCTCTCAATGTGAAAGAGCACGCTTGCCGTCGATACATCTACAACTTCTTTGAGCAGATGATTCCATTCCAACAGGGTGGATCTGGCAACGCTATGTCGAATCTTGAAGCTGAGGTTATTGCATATAATCAAGCACTTGATGATCTTCGAGACTGGGAGAACAACGTCAATAATCCTGATGCTATTGGTGGTTTGTGGGGAGCAATCACTGAACGTCCTACGATTCCGAGTATCTCACCACCACCTACGAACTCTATCATTCTGAGGGATGGTGCTCTTGGTTTTGATATCCGGATGCTCTGGGTCCATTGTGAAATCGAACAGTTCAATGGAAACATGGCTGATTTTAGTGCAGATGTTCGAGCCGATCTCGGACTTAATCTGGGACAGAATGCCAAGAAAGACGATTGTGTTCTGACAGTTGGACCTTCGTTTTCATGGCAGGAACGTGAATCATACAACACCAGAGATGGTGAAGAAGAGCGTGTGATAAATCGCTCTATTCCGTCGATGTATGTGTGGTGGCAGGTATCTGATGGTGCTTACCGTCGAATGCAAATCTGGGGACTGACCCATTACAACTACATCTACGGTGGAAAGTCGGTGACAATCACATCGACTGAAGCTCTGACAGATACTGAAGAATCTGGTTTCTTGGTTCCACTGCATTACCCCACGATGAAAGCCATGGGGATTGTGGACTATACCCAGATGTCTACAGCCAATTCTCACATCCTATTCAACAGCTATGAGGTGACAAAACAACGCTGGTACGAGCGAGGAATCTTTAAGATCCTGCTTGTGATTCTCATCATTGTGGTGGCCGTGGTCGTATTCCCCGGTGCCTTTGCAGCAGGGGGTGGTATCCTTGGAGGGAACCTTGCCATTGGCACTGCTCTGGGCCTTACGGGTACAGCGGCTCTGGTCGCAGGTGTAGTTGCCAACTACGTTGCTTCGATCATCATTGCCGAGGTTCTCAAGATCGTGGGTACAGCCCTCTTCGGAGAGAAGTGGGGAGCACTGTTTGCAGCAATCGCAGGGTTTGCCCTGTCGATGGGTGTGTCTGGTACATCACTCTTCTCGACTCAGGGTATCCTTGGTTTGGGTAATGCTTTGGCAAACGGTTATGCTGGCTGGGTACAGGGTGACATCAATGAGATGCGTGAAGATCTGGCCAACGATGAAAACTCGTATGAAGCTCAAATGGACAGGATAAATGACCTCCTGTCAGAGCTTTATGACAATAACGGTTTGAATTTTAACCCGATGATCTTTACAGATAGCTCAAGGAACACTGGCGGCTCACGCGGTTATCTTCCTGAGACTCTGGATGGTTACATCAGCCGAACCACGATGACGGGTACTGACGTTGTAGAACTCACCCTATCTATGGTAAATGACTTTCCAGAAATTCAGCGAACTTTGCCGAGGAACTGAACATGACAACGCCAAATCTCTCTTTCGGAAACTACAGTTCAGCCACGACCAACGGGAACCAGATGGGTTCTCTTGGTTTTGCAATGGGTGAACAGATTCAAGCTCCTACCATGGGAGCTTCTGGTGCATCGGCAATGCCTAACGTCACTGTGGATTCTCCGACTGTTCCGGGTGGAGCCACAAACCCAGCACAGACAGGTGGTTCAGGGAACTTCTGGTCTCAAAATGGTGGTGCTGGTCTGATTCTGGGTGGTGTGCAGGTACTCGGCAACCTGTGGAACTCCTATCAGGCTCACAAGATGGCCAAGGAACAAATGTCGTTCGCTCGTGAACAGTGGAATACCAACCTCGCAAACCAAACACAGACGTACAACACGGCACTCGAAGACCGCATCCGTGCTCGTCATGCGTATTCTGGACAAGGTGAGGGTGATACCCAAGCCTATCTGGATGAGCACAGCCTGTAAGGAATAGCCCATGACTCGTGACGCACGACTTCAATGGCGGCAACTCGCAACCGCACAGCCCAATGTGGCTCCTCTGCTTCGGCAGGCCAATGAGGGTTTCAACAACGCTGCAAATGCTGCGAGTGACATTCTTGGCCGTTACCAAGCAGGTCGTGAAGCTGCTGGTGATGCAGAGGCTGCACACCGTTTGGCAGGCATCAATGATGAAGCTGAACTGGATGCATTCCTTGCTGGTGGTGGTCTGAGTGATCTCCAGATCTCTGATGGTATGCGTGAACGTCTCTTGGGACAGCGTGCTGCAACACTGGGCTTCATGAATGACCGTTCGATCATCGGGAACCGTGATGGTCGTCTGGCTATTGCTCAAGGACAAGAAGCAGACGCTAACCGTCTGAGGGATCAGGCTTATTCTGATGACCAAGCACTTCGTGCTGCTGCTGGTCTGATCCAAGAATCACAGCAATTCCGTCGTGAACATGGTGATGTGGTTGGCCCAATCACTCAGACTGGTGGTGATGCTTTCGAAAACTATCTGGCAGCCACCATTCAATCTGAGTCTAGTGGTAATCCAAATGCACGAAACCCACGGTCTTCTGCTACTGGTCTGGGTCAATTCATTGACTCGACATGGCAACAGATGATGCGTGATCACCCTGATCTGGGTCTGACTGCTGATGGTCGTACTGACCCGGCTCAGTCTCAACGTGCTTTGCGTCGCTTTACTGAAGTGAATATGCAAGGTCTTCAGAATTCGAACATTCCGATTACTGAGGGCAATCTCTATGCTGCTCACTTCCTTGGTTTGGGTGGAGCACGGTCTGTGCTGACACAATCAGATGATACTCGTCTGGTTGATGTTCTTCCTGCCAATGTGATCGAAGCCAATCCATTCCTTCGTAACATGAATGTGGGACGTTTCCGTGAGTGGTCGTCTGAAAAAGGTGGTGGTAACGGTGTTCAGATCGCCACACCAATGATGCAGGCACGAGAACAGCTTCTTGCTGCTGGTCTTCGCTCTGATCAGATTGATGCTGCTCTGTCTGGTGCTCAGCAAGCAGGTGAACAGCGTTCTGCTGAATTGCTGGAACTGGAAACTCGTCGAAATAACGAGACTCTTCAAGAGCTTACAGCAACTGCGAACCAACAACTTCTGGACAATCCAGAGATCAACACGATTGAAGATCTTCGTCGTGCTACCTTTGCTGATGATCGCTTCACAGCAACTGAAAACGAGGCACGGTATGAGACTCTCCGTGGTCTGATTGAACAGGATCCGGGTCGTCTTCGTCCCAACGTATCTGAGGATCCAGAGACTGTTGCTCTGGTCGAAGGTGCTGTGGAAGCTGCAAATGCAGCCAATGAAGCAAACCCACGGTTCGCAGTCTTCGCTGATGCAGATCGTCTGGCTGCCACTGATACTTCAACTGTTGGTCAGAATGTTGCTGATCGTCTTGGTCTTGATTCAGATCCTGAAAACCCAACTTCAATCCTTGGATTTGGTGAGTCTGGTTTTGACGTGAACCAACTGGATCGTATGATCGAAGACGCTGCACGTCGGAACAACGTTCGTCCTGAAGTTGCTGCTGCTGCCTTTGTTCGTGGCTTTGAGCGTGATCCCTCGGGTCGGAACACTCTGTCGAATCGTTTCGATAGAGACCGTATCGACGAGATCATTGGTACTATCGACCAGCGTGATGAACGTGACTTCCGTGAAAGCCAACGTTCTGTGCAGGTTATGGAACAGGAACTGGGTTCTCTCCGGAGCCAAGCACAGCTTATCCGTGCTCAGTTGGCTCAGTATCCGGAAGGTTCTGCACAGTATCGAGCACTGCAAACTCAGTTGAACAACATCACTGGGCAGATTGCAGACGTTGAACAACGTCGTTCTCGTGCTGAATGATCTTGAAAACCTGACCATTGTGTGAAAATACGAGGGGACAATCCTAATCGTAGGTTCATACAATGGTCGATACTCCTCGAACTCCGTCTCCCGATGACATCATTGCGGAATCTCTGCGTGATACCGTTACGCAAGACATTGCTGCTGTCGCTGAAGATCGAGGAAATGACCTAGCTCAGACTGAACTTCACACAGATCTTCGTGAAATGTCGCAACTGGAACTTGCTGCCAAGTATGGCAACGAGGTTGCAATGAACCGTCACCGTCTGATGGACGGACGTGATCGTCTTCAACAGTCTGATAATGCAGAACAGGGTTTCGGTGAACGTGCTCTGGATATCGCCAAGTCTGCATCCATTGGTGCATATCGAGACATTGGTTCAATCGGTATCATCGCTGATTCTTATGCTCGTGCATGGTGGAACGATGAAGGTCTAGACGGTGGTCGTCGTCGATCTGCTGAACTTTTGGCTGCTCACGGTGATATCGTGGCAGGAATGCAAGAGCAGAATCTGTCTCAAGAACTCCAAGACCGTCGGTATTTTGAAGCCATTGAAGGTGAACTTGACCGGGCAGACTCTCAAGCTCAGTACGAGCGAGATCTGGCTGAAGGTGATTCACCTTTGTTTGCTGGTTTAGCTCACCAAGGTCGTGATGCCCTGAATGCTGTGGAACGGTTTACCCGTGATCCTTCTCTTGCAGGGAACATCATCGCTGAGTCTATTGGTTCTATGGTTTTCACTGCACCACTCGGTGGAGCGTCAGGAGCCGTAGCCAAGGGCATGACAGCCCGTATGACCCAGAATGCACTGGCACAGCGTGTGGCTCAAGCTACGGCCATCTCTGCTGCCACAGGTGCTCCTGAAGTCACAAACCTCTACAGTGAGACTGTGCAGGATGTGATGGGTGTTCCTATCGAGGTACTGTCTGAGACTTCACCGGTATTTCAAGCCATCATGGATGAGAATCCGGATATGACACCCGAAGAAGCACGGGTACAACTGGCTGGTATCACTGCTGAAACGGCTGCTGTTCGTCAGATCGCTCCTACCATTGCCTTTGGTTATGTAACCAATCGCTTTGAAGCTCTGGGGCCTGCTGCTTTCCGTGGAAACTCTATTGCTCAAAACCTCCTGCAAGTTGCAGGTGAAGGTGTTGAAGAAGCTCTGCAAGGTGGTTCTGCCACTGTGAACCGGAACGTTGCTGTCGAAGAGATGGCAAACATTGGTCGAGCCACATTCGAGGGTGTTGGTGAAGAGGCTGCAATCGGTGCTCTGGCAGGTATGGGTACTGCTGCTGCACTTGGTTCACCTCGTATGGCTGTGCAGACTGGTACGGCAACTGGCCGTGTCATTGCAAACCAAGCACGAAATGCTGCTGATGCTCTCTTCACTGAGACTCAGTTCAATGATCCTCTGCGTCAGGACATTGTAGGAACAGCTTCACCTGCTCAGCGAGCTACACAGGCTGCAAGTGATTTGGCTGGCAATGTCACAACGCAAGCCAGAAACCTTGCATCTACTGTCGCACAGAGTCCTGCTGTGGCATACGCAACAGACTTTGTGTCTCGTGAGAACAACAATGATGCTACACAAGCGTCTCAGGATGCACTGGATGCCAATGAAACCATCATTTCTCTGGTGGATGAAGGAAACCTTGACGATCAAGTCGTGGCAAACCTCTCCACTGTGGATACTCCGTCAGAAGGTTTTGCTGGTTTAGAAGGTAACAACGTTGTTGAGACTGTGGCTGGTATCACAGCCAAGATGTCTGAGCGAGGTTTCCGTCCCAGTGATGAGGATACAGCTTTTGCTGCTACCCAGATCAACCGTCTACGCCAAGTGGCAGAATCTCTGCCTGTTGGTGCCAAACGGCGTATTGGGAAGATCCTGTCGTCAAAGACTGCAACTAAGATCCTTGCTGATGCTGAGAAACTCGATCTGAATACCAATACCCCTACGGGTCCGGTAACGCCGCAGGAGGTCTCCACCACAGTGAACGTGGCGAAGACCAATCCTGCGAACGTCGATCCTGATCGTACCGATCAACTCTTGGAAGAGTCGGGAGAAAATATCAGTGAACAAGATCTGAAGATCACTCGTGCTGCTTCCAACGTGAGCCGAGCAATCAACGGTAACTTGGACTCCCGTATCGAGATCGAGAGATCGAACGGAGTCACTCTTTCACGCGAAGGCGAAGCCACCGGCAAAGGAGAGTCGGTGCAGCAGACTTCCCGGTCTATCCTTGCTGCTGGTTTCAAGACTCGCAGTGGTAAGACTCTGCCTTCTGTGAATGATATGGCTGCCAATATCATCACCGGTCTCCAGTCTCCGACTGGGGAATTCACTGATCGTGAAGGCAACAAGACAACTGTGCAGCGTGAAGTGAAACGTCTTCGTAACTTCGTGCAGCATATGAACAACCGGATCGAGGCTCTCAATGAGTCCTTCGACAATAACTTTGTCAATCCGAAGACAGGTCAACTGTCTGGTCCGACTGTGAAGTTCTCTGGTTTGGCCAACGGTGAACGTTTCTATGACAAAGACTCTCCGGACAACTACTTTGCTCCGGTTCGTTATTCCCGTGGTGCTCCGGGAAGTGTTGCATTTGCGCAACAGGTCGAGAACGACACCCGGACAGCAGAGACCGTACTGGCCTCAATTCAAAAGGAATTCCCGGAGATCTTCGAAGGTCTGTCTGAGGTGGTTCCAGTCACTTTGCGTAAGGAAAACGACAGCCCAACGGCTATCGAGGGCGAAGCGAACGCCCGAGCAGAAGAAACAATACAAACAGAAAACCCCCGTAATGACATTGATTCGTCCGTGGAAACAAACCCCTCGGAGACTATCGACGAAGAGACGGCCCCAGCCGTCTCTGAGGAGGGTCAAAATACAGATGTAACTGATGATGGTATAACTCGTGAAGATCCCCCGATGGAGATCAACGGAGACGATATCATCTCTGATGAGAATGGTGATCCGATTACCTTCTACCATGGAACCAATGCAGTATTCTCTGAGTTCCGGGATGGAGGTATTTTCCTGACGACTCGTAAGGGTCTGGCTCGTGAGTTCGCTCGTGGGGATGGGACTGGTACACCTCGTCTAATCAGTATGAATGTCCGTCTTGCGAATCCTTTGTCGGAACAAGTTCCGGATGGCATGGATCCACAGGACTTCTGGCTTGCCAATGCTCTGACACTTGAACAGCGTAAGGCTGAGGGTCGGTATGATGGTATCCTTCTGTTCAATGAGAACGAAGGAATGATCATTGCTGAGTCCAACGATCAGATCATTCAACTCGACACAGATGTCGATGGGACTCTCAGTGATGAAGAACGCTCGCAGACTATCGAGGGGTCCGACGGGGCCGTAGAATCTGACGAAGGAGCGACAGCGACTGAGGAAGGGTCTACGGAGACGGAGGAGTCCGAGCTTGATGCTACTCTCCCATGGAATGATTTTGTCGATCAAATGACAGACGCTGAGAAGGCTCGTATGCGTGAGACTCTCAAGGCACGTCGTGACAATGCCCGGAACCAGATGAAGCTGGTATTCGGTCCTCTGGCGTCTGCTGTGCGTGTACTGAATGTGATGCCTGCTCGTGCCAATGATCTGGGACGTGCTGTGTTCGATACTCGTGAAGTTCGTATGCGGGAAGATCTGTTTGATGAAAACCAAGAGTTGACAGCACAGGGTCGTGCAGTCCTCGTACATGAAGTGGGTCACATCGTTGACAACCATAGGAATCCTGATGGGGATATGCCTGTGTCGTCGGCACGTACTTTCTTCAAAGGTGGAAAAGTTTTCAACGAAATGAATGCGTTGCGTGGAAACCTCAGCAACTACTTCAATGGTCGATTGGAGTATGCATTCACTCGTGGTACTCCGGAGCAGATCTCTTCGGAACTGTTTGCTGTGGCCACTGAGATGGCCTTCACCACTGAGGTTATCGAGGGAGATCTCTCTGAAACCGCAGCAGTATTGGAGCATGTATATGGCGATCTCATCGGAACCGAAGCAACTGGAACTGCCACTGAAGTATCCGAAACGGAAGTACAACAGCCCGACACAGATGGGGACACCGGAGGAGATGTTGACGGAGACACCACCCCAGCAGAAGACGCTGGGAGCGAGGTCGAATCCGGTGACTACCGAGTAAACCCGACTTTCTTCAGCTTTTTCAAAGCCAAAGATACAGAAGCTCATCCGAAAAACTTGGGTGAGTTTCTGACAGTTACTGAAGGTTCTCCACTCAATTCTCAAACCAAAGAGTTTGTGAAGTCTCTGCGTCCTGTCATTGCTGAGTCTCTCAGTGCTCGTCTCGACAAGAAGGTCAAAGATGGTGGCGTGACGAAGACTATCCGTCAGCACATCCTTGATGGTCGTACTCAATTCCGTCGCTTCAAAGCTGGTCTGCTGGTCGATCCTGAGACCGGTGAGTTCAGTGATCGTGTCATCGACATGGCTGCTGTGGCTATGGCTGACTGGCTGCTGACCAACACAGGCTCTGATCCGAACCGCTTGGAAGAAACCCTTGAAAAACTTGGAGTTTCTGTGAACGACATAAACGATGGGGACTTCAACTCCATCCTGAATGGTGTTCCGCCTAACCAAGCTGGTGATGGTCTGGCCTTTGATCTGATGCGTCTGCTCGACATTGAAGAAGATCCAGAGTCTGCTGTGGATGATCTCGAAGGTACGATGCAGGGCTTTGCCAAAGAACTGTTCACTGCTCTGAGTGAGAACACAGATCTCGTATCGGTGGAGAAAGTCACCACGACTCGTGAAGAAGGTGATCGTGATATCTTCACAATCATCGTCAACAACGGTGAGATGCGTGAGATCCGGGATGCTACTCGTGCAGAGAATGGACCGGGTAAGAAACTGACAGCCAAGGAAGTGTTGTTTGGTGACAGTGCTCCGATCTACGCTGTGGGTGAGAAACTCACATCTGTGGCTCGGACACAGGATCGTACTCGTGTGCAACTGTCTGATGTTGAACGTAAAGCTCTTCAGAAGATGCAGGATACTCCGAACTATGTGGATGCTGCGGCTGCCACTGTGTTCTCTGGTATCGAGAATCTACGTCGTCTGTTTGGTTACGATGAGACTGTGGACAACAACCCGAACCCAGTTCTTCAGCGTTCTATTCGTGGCAAAAACTTGTCTATCGAGATGAACATTGCTGAGACTCAGGCTCTCCTGTCTGCTGCTGGTAATCCCAGCAACCGTATGCCTGTGTATTTCCCCTATGGTATCACCAAGGTGGGTCGTCATCAGGCTCAGGGACCAAACCCCCAGTCCAACAAAGTCATGCGTGCTGTCGTGGCTCCTACATGGAGCACTGTGGACGTGACTGATCTGGATAACTTCTGGATCGCTGTGGGTCAGGCATCTGACATCGGTGGCATCAACAAGGCTGAGAAACTCTCACACGCAGACATCATCGCCAATGCGTCTGAGAAGTTCTATGCCAAGTTTGGTGATGCAGTTCCGCATATCAAAAACCTGATTCGATCTGGAGAAGTAGATCAAGATGCTCTGTTCGAAACGACTGGAGTGATCGAACCTCAGCAACTGAAAGCAATCATCGCTGTCGCTCAGCTTGAGATGGCAGTGGAAGATGGTGCATCAACCTTTGATACAAGCCTGAGCTTTGAGCTTGATGGTTTGACCAATGGTGTTGCCAACATGATGGTGAACTTCGGTCAGGGTGAACTGACTCCGGAAGACTATTCCAACTTCCAGAAAGTGGGTTTCTTCATTGGGAAGATGGGTGAAACCGTCAACAAATACTATGCGAAAGCTGGTTCACTTGACATGTATGAAACCGTGTCTCGTCTGGGTGACAAGATGCTGGGCAACATGAAAGGTCTGGAACCATGGCAGCAAGAGCAGCGTGGTGCTGCTGTGCGTCTGGCTGCGACTATCGGGAACTTCGATATCGACGAAGAGTCTGGTGTCATTACCATGAGCCGTAACTCTTCTAAGAACCCAATGACCAAGGTGAACTATGGCTCTGGTGTTCGTGGTGTTGCTGTCGGTGTGGCAGATGACATGATGCTGAAGTTCTACGAAGAGATGCAGAAACGTCCTCCGGAAGTACCTGTGGACGAATACTTCTATCCGGGTTTCAAGAAAGACATGGAAACCATGGGTCTTATCATTGACGATAAGCCGTCCCGTTCGAAGGTCTTCGATAAAGAGTCGATCAAGAAATTCCGGACCCGGATCCAGTACACTATTGGTGACACTCTGACTGAGGCAACTCAGCAGGTGATCGGTGAAAAGATCAATGAATTCAATGATCTGATGGTTTTCTCGACAAACGTTCAGTCTCAGTATCTGCGTGACATCTACGAGATTCGTCTCAATGAACTGGCTGAACGGCTCGAAAACGAAGGTATCATCAAGAGTAAAAAGAATCTGTCTCAGATCCCACGGAAGTATTTCCGGGAGCTTGAGCTTGAACTGGGTCAGATGGCCCCCTTGTTCGTGTCAGATGACCAGACTCTTGCGATTGGTGGTTTCCAGAAAGGTCGTGGTCTGATCCGTACATCGTCAAACTTCGATGAGCAGATCAATGACTTCGCTTACATGCGTCTTCCTGACGACGTGGGTGTTCGGTCTATCCCATTCTCTGTGATTGGTTCAGGCGACGCCATGATGATGAACTACATCTTCGGCACAGAGGGAGCACCTGACGACGTACTGGGGATCTTCGATGGTTTGGATATTCCTCTGTCCAAGATCCAAGACTATGCACCTCGTGTGAACCAAGCTGTATCACAGACTTGGCAGCGTGATGTGATGTCTATGGCTGTGGAAAACTTCCGTGGTTTCATCAACTCGGATGTCGATGCTGATATTCTTTCTCAAGCATATCAAAAGGTTATGGACAAAAACAAAAAATCTTCAGTCACCGCCTCGAATGTAGCCGATCTGATGGTACAATTGGATCAGAGACTGGCTGCCAACAAAGCAAGAAAGGCTGTCTTCAAGACTGTAGCTGCATCCGTCGATCAGATGGGTGGCTCCGATGTCGGTTACACTCGTGAAGGTCGTGAAGTTGGCTTCACAGAACTCAATGTCCTGATTGCGCGTGAGATGGAAGGTAAACCCGCAGAGGTACAGGAAGATGTTCGTGCTGAGGTATTCGAAACCAAAGCAGATGCATTCCTGAAATCTCTGCGGTTTACCGCCAAACAGAAACAGGTTCTGGATATCATCATGCCGGGTCTGTCTGATGAGACTCGTGTGGTGCTGGGGACTGTGGATCAAATCCGTGACTGGCAAACACAGAACAACCCAGACAACGGTGCAATCATGACCGATGCCAATGGTGCATACGATCATGTGAATGACATCGTGTATCTGACGACGGACAAGCCTGAGACTGTGCTTCATGAGATGGTTCATGCTGCTACGTTCAAACGTGTAGAGAACCACTACAATGGAGATCGTCAGGCTGCTGTGACTCGTATGGAGTCCCTGATGCGTGACTTCCTCAAGATTGAGGATGGTGGACAGACTGTGCGTGATGCTCAGGCTGCCATACTACGGCATGTCAATCAGACAGATCCGACACGTCAGGCTATGGCTGTGAATGAATTCATGGCTTACGTGCTGGCAAACTCTCAGGTCCGTCGTAAGGCTGAGAAAACCACACCTCTTCAGGCAATCGGTGAGAAACTGATTGCTCTGATGCGTCGTCTGATGGGTGGGGTTTCTCGGGATATGTTCACTCAGACTGCATTCAACACCAAGATCATCATTGATCCTCCGTTGGATGATGTGACTGGAGGTGGTGGCAATGGTGATGGTGGTTCTGGAGACGGTGGGGATCTGACCCCAATGTCCAACAACTACACGAACTACTGGATCGAGAAGCTGGTTGGATACATCGACGGACTGGGAGATGATGCTACCGGTACACGTCGTCGTCGTGACACTGCACAGGATATCCTGAATGCAGATGCTGTGATCGACAGTCTTCGTCAGGCTGGGATGCTTCGTAATCCTGAAGATCGTCAGACCTTCCGTGCCATCTACGGTATCATGAAGTCTGAGATGACTCTCGATCCGAACTCTTTGATTGCACTGACAAAAGTATTCCAGCATGTCGAAGAGAACATGACTCCTGAGATGTTTGGTTCTGGTTCAGAAGCCGGTAACGAATACTCTGCTGTGATCAACTCGTTTGGTAGTTTCAAACGGGGTGATACTTCTGACGCTGTGGCTGTGATGTTTGCTCTTCAGCAGACTTCTCAGAAGTTTCGGGATGTTGTGGCACAGATTCCTGAGCCTGAAACTCAGCAGGTAACTGGGACTTTGAACAGCTATCTGCATCGTGGAACTCAGATCTTCATGAGCAAACTCATGGGGTCGATCCAAGATGGTGCTCCTCAAGAGGTTCTTGATGGTCTCAAGCAGACCTTGATCGAAGCCAACAACGAGAAGGAATATGCAGTGCTCCGTGGAGTCACCAAGACTCTGGATGCAGCAGATAACCTGATCTCTAATCGCTTCGAGAAGGCTGCCGTAGGTATGCGGAACATTGATGCTCAGGTGAAAGCCGAGCAAGAAGGCTCGATGAAACAATACCTTACGTCGTCTGTGACATTCATCACGAACTTCCTCGACGATACTGGTACTGCACTGACTGGTCAGGCTGCACAACGTGCTGCTCATGCAGGTATTCCGATCTTGTCTATGGTTCCTGTCCGTGAACTGGTGGACGAATTCGTGGGAACCAACAAAGACAATGAAGAAGTCGTGGCCATGATGGACGTGGTGAACGCTAAGGTCACTGGTATGCGTCAGGGCTACCGGGAACAGCTTCCGGGTATCTTCAATCGTCAATTCCGGGAAGCTCCTGTCCCTGAGCAGTGGGCGTCTATGCAGCGTACACTGGGGAACACTGACTTCACCCGGTATGTCGATGTGAACAACCTTCAGCCGTCTCTACAGATGCTGGAAGAAGGTGCTGCACGTCGTCGTCAGATCTCGATCCTTGAGAACCAGCTTCAGGGTGTGCTGTCTCCGTCGAACTTTAACGACATGAAAGAGAAAGCCCAGCAACTGGCTGACTTCATGAACAAGAAGTCTGTCGGTAAGCTGTTGGTTCGCAATGCATATGCCATCGCCAAGAACCTCGAAGGTGATGTTTCTGATCAGGTTGTCGAATGGATTGATGAACTGATCACAATGTATGCCATCGACACGATGGATGCTGATGTACGGGAAATTACCGTACAACTGTGGCAGAACGATGCTGACGGTATCCGTCCGATGATCGCTTACATGCAGTATCTGAACCAGCAGGAAGACGCTAAAGCTGTCGGAGAAGCTGCACGTCTGAACGGTTACAAAGGATATCTGCCCAATGTGGGACGAGAGAACCATCGTATCGTAGTGGCTGAGGACTCCATGGAAGAGGATATGCTGCATCGTGGATACAAGAAGGTTGCTCCGTTCACTGGTGATGTGAACAACGCCTTCCCTCGCTCCTACTACGTCACCAATATCTCCCAGCAGGGTGCATACTCTCAGGGTGTGATGCAGAACGTGTCGTCCACCTATCGTGGGGTAGACGTAAACACGGGCCTCACAGTGACTGGAGATGCTGTTGGTTTCATCTCTGGTGAGGATGTGGTGAACCAAGTGGCTGAGGAACTGGTGCTGGATTCCTATGAACTGGAGGATCCGAACGAGACTCTCATGCCTGTGTTTGATGGTGAGGGTGCCATCGTAGGCTTTGAACGGTCTGTGAATCCTGTGCTGTCTGAGGCTCTGCTGGGACGTGACGAGAACCTCGCTACGAACCTTGGTGCATGGGCTGGTCGTCAGGTGGAAGAGTCTCTGGCCTACGAATACAACCGTGCTCTGGTCGATAAGCTCGATGAGATGTGGCAGAACCGGGAGACTGGAACTGATGATCAGTTTGTGAACCTGAAAACCACCACTGATCCGATCTACAAAGAGTCGTTCAAGCTGATCCCTCATGAGATCAAGAGCTACATGGACAGCAAGTTTGATGGTCAGGGACCAATGATCATGGAATCCATGGTAAACCTCAGCGTAGGCTACCGTGAGGCGTCTGTGGCTGATCTCTGGACCGGTAAGACCCGGATGCCTAAAGAGCTTGTGAAGACCGTTCAGGCTGTCACACGGCAGCAGTTTGGACAGAAGTCTCTGCGTACTCTCATGGTGCAGGCTGAACAGGGTTTCCAAGGTATCGTATCCGATGCCAAGGACATCATTGTTGTGAAGTCTCTCGTGGTTCCGGTGGCTAACACCCAAGCCAACATCATCCAGTTGTCCACCAATGGTGTCCCGAACAAGAAGATTGTTCAGGGCTATCGGAAGAAGCTGGCTGAGATCACCGAGTTCAACAAGAACGATGTGAAACTCAAGGAGCTTGAGAACCAGCGTCGTATGACACAGGATCCTCGTCGTCAGCGTCTGATCGACGACAAGATCCAAGTGATCAATGATCTGAATGCGAAGATGTCCATTGCTCCGATGATCGCTGCTGGTGCGTACAAGCAACTGTCAGAAGGTATCACTGATCTTGATCGTGCTCAGACCAATGGTGGTCTTGCAGACTGGCTGGAAAGCAAGGCTGATCAACTCCCAGACACTCTGGGTAACATTGCGAAGATTGGTATGGTGAGTAAGTCCACAGATCTCTATCGGGCTGCTAACCGGGCTACGCAGTATGGGGATTTCCTTGCGAAATCAATCTACTACGATCACTTGTTAGATCAGGGTCTGGACCCTGTGGCAGCCATTCGTGTCATGAACGAAGAGTTTGTGAACTTCAGTGCTCTGCCCGGTCGTACACGCTCTATGCTTGAGCGTAATGGTCTTTCTTGGTTCATGGCTTTCAAGATCCGGATTGCCAAGATTGCTGCAAAGCAGATGCGTAACAACCCGTTCCGTGCCATGGCCCTGAACTCGATCACAGATACTGGTTCTCCTATTCAGGATAACATCTTCACTGTGATCGGTGAGGGTCGGATGGATTACGCCACGGGTTATGAGATGCTTTGGGGAGCACCTGAACTCAACCCGTGGGTAAACCTGATGTCGGATTAAGGTCCGGGATCATCTGGGTCATGCTTTCGACGAGGACGTTGTTTCCATTCGTCGATTGCAGCCCAGATCAGGAACCAGATGAATCCGATCATGCAGAGACCGATGAAGCCCCACAACAGGAAGTAGCCGATAAAGACAGCGGCTACTCCAATGATTGCGACGATGATCAGGGCGAGGATTACACCCATCGTTCCGATCAATGTTCCAAAGAATTTAGTCAACATCGAAGATGCTCGACTTCTTCTTCACGACGGTCTTCTTCTGACCACCGTCTTCTTCCTTGGCTTCGTCTTCAGTCGTGGTCGGGGAGTCCGAGGATGCCTCTCCGTCGGAGTCCCCGAAGAGGTTTCCCTTGCCACCTGCTTTCGGAGATTCTTTCTCTCCTTCGTCAGCAGTTGTCTCCGGTGCTGCACTTCCTCCTGAATCAGAGTCAGTGCTATCTCCTTCGTCGCTGCCAGAAGCAGTTTCTTCCACATCGGCAGTCACCTCCTCTTTCTTGGGAGTAGGTTTCCGGGTCTTGGAACCACGAGGCCGACCACCTTTGTTCTTTGGTTTGGCTTCACCCATGATGACCTCAGCCTCGATCTCACCGTCGTCAGTGACAGTGATTTCGACCTCTGCTTGTTCTGCGTTAGGCAGTTGCAGGGTCTTTACGTAGGCGTTCAGAGCATTCTGGATGTCGCTCTCATCGAGCAGAATCCGCATGTCGGTTTTCTCCTTGGTTAGAATGTTCACAGTTGCGATGGCGTGACCGTCCATTCGACAGACACCACCGAAAGAGAAAGAGGACAGGATGATGTGATCATAATTATCATCCGGTAGCTTTCCCTGATTGACCAGCGTATCGCTGAAATACTTATCCACGATGGACCCGACATTCATGGTGTCGAGTCGCCCGTTCCTCGGTGCGAAGATCTCGTAGTGGATCCAGACCTTCTCTGCTGTAGGCTTATCCCGAAGTAACGGGGCTACCTCTTCTTCAAAGTTTTTCTTTTGCGAGTTCAGATGGTGATGATGAAGATTCCGATAAGTGTTGAGATTACAAGCCTTTGTCGTTGACTTTGAAACCGCAACATAGGTTGGGAGTCGCACTTGGTACGACTCCCTTACCTCATCATTCAGAAGGTCCGTGAGGATCAATCGTCAAACAGGGACGATTTCTTCTTCTCGGATCCACCTTCCGATTTGGCTTTGCCGCCACCGAAGGACTTGCCCTCAGTTTTGGTCGAACGATCCCACGTCTGGCCACGGTTCTTGTCCAGCCACTTGGTCGCATACTGAGCGTTTTCTTCGCTCATTTGACCGATGGCTTTGCCCAGATCACCGTCACCCAGCACGTCGTCGAAGTCCCCACCGAGGCTCTCGACGTAGTGAGCCACCTCAGAGATCGTCACTGCAAGATCTTCAGGGAAGAACTTGATGATCTCGTTGGTTTCACGAGTTTCACCGGTCGGATCGTATTCGCCAGTGTTCTCGTTCTTTTGTGTCTTGTCCACGATCTGCTTCTGGAGAGCCACTTGCAGTTTCTCACCATGCAGTTCCGTGAAGCATTCCACAGACTGAGGGATCTCTTTCTTCGACTCGTAGTCGTAGAGGTTGATCACCTTCTCTTCCACGTCCAGATCACCCACCTCTTTCGAGAGCAGGAGCATGGCCAGCGAGTTCACTTGGTTGAAGCCGGGAAGGTTCTTTTCTTCACCAGACTTCTTGTCCTTGTACGTGACTTCACCTTTGCCATTGGTCATCCAGATGGTGTGGTTCTGTTCACTGTTCCCGATCTTCAGGGACAGGTTCAGAGAGCGTGCATCGGAACGCTGAGACTTGCCGATGTAGGCGTATTTAATCTCAGCAGGGTAGATGTCCGTCTCAAGCGTGCCACCGCCACCGATGTAGTCGTCTTCGACTTTCTCGGTTGCAACAGGCTTCTTGTTTGCGAAAATGTTTCCCATGAGTTTTTCCTTCTGTTTCATGAGGTTATCATTGGTCAAAGACCACGAAAGCAAAGTTACTCTTCGTAGTATTCGATCATGCGTTTGATGACAGGAGCGATGTCATTGTCGATGTACAACTCCTCTTTCTTCCACATCCCCATGGGAGAGCGGATCCGATCACCAATTGTTTTCTTGGTGGTTCGGGTCTGGAAGACGTGCTTGAAACCAAGCTCTTCATCATCCTCAGTGATGTTCAGCATGTCATTCGGAGTCTTCTGGAGATCCTTGACGGTCATCTTGCTGACGTTGATCACTGTGGTGAAGTAGGCTTCCAAGCCCTTCTTGGCCAGAGCACCCTTCACAGGCACGCTGGTACGCATCATCCCTGCTTCCTCGTCCAGATAACGGTCAAGGTGGCCAAGGTAGATGAAGAACCCATCGACCTTCGACGACACGTTGATCAGCCGTTTGAAGAACTGACCGTAGAGACCCCACATCTTTTGTGTGTCCCGTGCTCCCAGCACATGGACGGTCTCATACATGTCCATCATGAAACTGATGGTGTCGATGACGATGAAGTTGAACGGGTTATCAGAACCCATCTCTGCAAGCTCTTCGAGCATGTCGATGATATCTTCAGGATCAGAGATCACCTTGTTCTTGAACTTGTTTTTGAAGGGCAGTGGTTTACCACCCTCGCAGTTGAAGTACAGCACATCCGTGCGATCACGCAGTTCGTACAGGGACATGGATTTACCTGCCCCTGACTCACCACAGATCAGGAGGCTGTGAGGATTGATGTCTGTCATGGTTTCTCCTTACGTCGAGTATTTCGAACCAACCGACTTCAAGACAGTCGAGTAGAGTTCGTCCTGCTTCAGCGGAGCGTGACACCTCTTGTTGAGATCGAGGGTTTTCGCCTCTACCTCATCGAATGGGAGTCCCCCATCCTTCAGCATCATTGCGTAGTTGAGCAGGTGGTTGTTTCTATTCCCAACGTCCATGTTGTTCAAGAACCAACGCTCCAGAGCATCAAGATTCCCCAGATCTGCGACCTGTTGAACATACTCATTGTTGGCCTTGGTTTTCGGAATAAACGGTAGGACATCAAGGACTTGTGGGCCACGGTTGATGTGAACCTCTCCGAGAGGATTGGTTCTCCACTTCCGGCTACGCTGGTTTGCAGCAGTATCCGAATCGAATGGAAGCCACAGAGCAAAAGAGTCCATGAATTCCTTGTAATCATCCTTGTCCAGATGCAGGACATAGTTGGTCGGGATGATCAGTCGGAACCGATGCTCTTCGTCTGTGTGACTCTTCGTCGTGTATGTGGCAAAGGTGAAGTCCTTCAGCAGATCATGCACCATCTCCTTACGGATTGCATGTTTGATCTGGTTTCCGTTCTTGTCATACATATCGCCGTCGATGTCGATGACGATCATATTGAAGCCCGGAACGACCTTATCCTCCGAACGATGCTCACCTTCGAACGTATGGTTTGCCCAGTGGAGTCCGTCTGCTTTGAACAGCTTCTCCAAGTCCTCTAGGCTACGCTGCTGAGGTTCATAATCGTATGCGAAGTGGTCTGACATGCTGAAGATCAGCTTGTTCAGATCAGTCTCTTGCAGTGTTGAACCACTGAAGAACTCCACACTCTGGACGACGTTCTTGGTGATGACGACGTGATTGCTCACGCCCCATGCCATAGCCAAGTCCATCATCTCCTTCCGTGCCACCGTAGAGGTGGGGTAATACGGAAGGTCTTCCACGAGGTCCGCGTGAGTGAGGTTATCCGGTGCAGCCGCAATGTACTTCGCCAATCGAACGAAGTTCCGTTCCCGCTTCAGCAGTTTCTGGAACGACGCACCTGACTCTTCGGCTACCTTGATGGCTTGCCGTAGGTGAGTGTCGGTAATTTCAGGCGACTCGTCGATGAATGCATAGACACCCGCCAGTTTCAGGGATTTGAAGTACCTGTGCGAGAGTTCTGCTTTCCGGATTTCCTCATGCTCGGGCATGGCGTTCGCCTCAGCTTCACACTGAAGACGATACGCAGTCAGTTCCACACCCACAGCTTTCGGCACGTCGAGTTCGAGCTTGTGATACCGTGGGTCAGCGAACCTCTGGAAATAGGTACGCCACTTGGTCAGAGCGATGCTCTGATTCTTGGACACGAGACCGTTGTACACGTCCTCTGGATCCACCGTGGCGAATTTGGTCTCGGATTTACCGATCCCGAAGAAGCAACGTCGAGCGTAACCAGTTGAAAGCATAGAGTAAAACTCTTCTTCCACCTTGGCTCCGTCGAACAGTTTGCTGTTGGTTCCGAACATGAGCATGTTGGCTGGTGTCATACCACCGATGTCCATGCCACGTTCGTTGTCTGGGGTGTTCTTCACGAGCTTGGCTTTGATCTTGCCAAGGTCATAGAGTTCGAGGAACACGTTCAACACTTCGTTGTTGCCCAGAAGATTGGAGCCGATCTCATCCATTTGGAAATTGATTGAGCCTGCTCCAGCGAGCAAGAGCTTGTACCGCAACTGCTTCACAGCAGGACCAGTACCAGAGTCAAAGATGAACGGTGCATGACCCTGCTTTTTGAAGTCGTTGTCGAGAGCCTCTTTTTCTTTGGCTTCGTCACCCCCCTTTGCTGCTGCAATGTCTACAGCGAGGTCGAACAGATTCTGCTCAGCAAGCTGGTAGAAGCTGCCGTGCATGTAGTCTTCTCGAAAATCTTGCAGCACCTGCTCCATCAGAGAGACAGAGTGACCCTTACCGAAGCCAGATGTGGCCAAGGCAATCGAATAGATGTTGATGGGGATCTTGCCACGCTCAGGGCTGTTGATCGTTGTCCGCATTGCAGCGGGCATCAAGCCAAGGAAGTAAGCTACCTCGGCCTGAAAGAAATCACGATTCACGTTGCCTGTACGGTGACACAGGAGATCCACCAACTCTTCCATTGCTGGGTGGTGCGGTATATTTTCGATGACAGAACGATCATAGAAGTCAGTCATCTGGGAAATACTCCTTGCGTTGTTCACAAACCGGGAAAGCAGGGCAATACTCACATGCTTTGACCTCACCCGGTACGGTGACGATGGTGCCTTTCCCTCGCTTGTTCATTTCAAGCTGAGCATCTGCGAGCTTATCAAAGCTCTTCGTTGCACGACCACCTTTCTTGGCAGTCTCAGGGTTGGCGTAATACTTGTATGTGTCTTCCTGACGCCACAGTTCTTTGTCATTACAACGAACCATTTTGTCTTGGTTTTTCACATGCTTAGCGTTCTTTTTGATGTCCCGGATCTTATCCAGAACCCACGCTTCAGTGTCCTCGATAGACATCAGAGGATACTCTTTGTGAGCCACACGAGCCTGTGGATAATTGGGATCCACTTTGGCTCGATACTTGGCCCAGTCAGTGAAGATGAATTCGATTCTCATCTTATCCTGCCAGATGAGTTCTGGCATGATGTAACGATACAAAGAGCCTTGCAGGATGTAATCCTGATCTTTCGAGCCACTGGTGTAGCTGAAAGTCGAGGTGCTCTTCACATCACGGTATGCACCGTTGATGCCGAAATCCATCTGACCGGTGAGAATGATTCCTCCAACTTCCTTGAACCGGCGCTGCTCAAGGTAAATGGGTATATCATCCTCACCGATCAGCGAGGGATCTGGATTGATCTTAACCCGGTCAATCACTGACTGTGGATAATGGAGACGCCGCATCGCCTCCTCCCAGTCGCCCTCGGTCCAAGCCCTCTCTACGGAGTCGTGAAGGGCATGTCCCATGCGTGAGGCTGTCAGATCACTGACATCCATCACTTCTTTGTCGTAGTCCACCTGACGCTCTAGAATGAGCCTACGGGTAGGTTTCATCAGAGTGGTGACTGAGATCAGTTCACCCTCTGGAGCATCAGCAGCACCGCTGTTGTAGCCGTTCTGGAGAAGCCAGACAGCAATGGGCAAATCAATGTGGTGCTGGTTCGTTATCTTTTTCATTGGATTACCCCTTCTTTTCTGAGCTTTTCTTTATGCTCAATGATCTTGTCTACGATTGTGAACTGCCCAGCCCCATTAGGGATATCGAAACCATGGTTCCAATTGGGCCAGAAGATCTCCACACTACCAGACAGTTTCACTTCGTCATGCCAGATTTCTGGGTCATCCTGCCAAGCTACTTCTTCAGGGAGATGCTTGTTCATGTAGATGAGTGGTTCGAAACCATCATCTCTGACCAGATAATACTGAGCGTCATGGATGTGAGCACATGGTTTGATGTCCAGTCTATGCTTCGAGGCTCTCACCTTCTTCATGAAGGCAGCAGCGGCTCTGTTGTTGAGCATACAGTACGACTGACCCATGGCATTACCTGCCGTCCTGCCCTCTGCTGCGGCTTCCTTGGGGGTCTTACCCGTGCCAAGGATAGTCTGTGCAAGCAAGGGAGTCCGAACACGCAACCCAAACGCTACAGTGACGTAGCCTGTCTGTGTGGCTTCCTCCAGTTTGTTGTCCACATACTCGATGGAGACCGCATACATCTTACGGTATTTGCTCTCCACCATCTGAGCTTTCTCTTTGCTGAAACCACAGTTGTTCATCAACGTGTGGAACGTACCTTGATACGTCAGGGCAAAGGTCGGAGCCTTCGATTCCTGTCTCAGTGGTTTGTACTTCTTTGCGATGCTGTTGATCGAATCCACAGAAGAGGGGTCGATGTCTGGCATCTGATCTCCGAAGTACCCGTAAGCCCTGAGTGAGTGACCATCATAGCCGTCGGTGTAGACCTTCAGCTTCTCAGGATCCTTGGTTGTCAGGGCTGAGATACGGTCCTCAAGCGAATCAAAGTCCAAACCAACAAACAACCATCCGGGAGGAGCTTCAAAGCATTCTTTGACCAGCTTGGCAAGTCTGCTCTTCAGCGGTCCACCAGCAGAGGATGGAATGTTCTGAAGATTCGGATTGTTGGAAGACAGACGACCACTGAGAGTCCCACCCAGTCGAAAGTTACCGAACAGGTAATGCCAACCATCTGGTCCTTGCTTGGCCTTCAGGAAGGCTGGCAGGAACGTGTTGATGATGATGGCTGAGGCTTTGAACTCCAGCAGGATCTCAAGGAATCCCTTGGTCTCTTCGCTTATGGACTGCTTGAGAAGTTTCTCAAGAGTGTCTGCCCCAGTAGAAGGTAGTCCAGAATCGGTAGTATCAAGAACAGGAAGCCCAAGAAACTCAGGAGCATAGAGTAACCGTTGCAACTGTACTGCGGATCCGGGGTTGAATTCGACCACCAGATCTTTTGTTTTTCCGAGGTCAGATCTCGATACCTGTTTCGTTTTGAGTTTTGCATTCTTCTTCTCCAGTGCCTCTTCTTCCAGTTGGTACAGGAAGCCTTGGGCAATCTGGGTCTGCATCATGCGACGAACACACCTGTCGGACTCTTGGTTAAGCTGCTTGTTGAGAGCAACCACCTTATCCATGTTCACAGGCAGACCGGTTAGCTGCATCTGGATGATGTCCACGGTCCACTCTTTGAATCGCTGGTAGATATCCCATTGCTTATCGTCGAGCATGGTCTGCCAATGCTTGTTGTAGACATACCAAGTGCTCAAACCATCAACGAGATTATATTCCAGCAGATCTCTCAGTTCGATCTGAGTGATGTCGTGGATCTCTTCCACTGCATAGTTTCCAGCAAACTCCTGTGCTTGAGCTTTGAGACCTAACTCATTGCCAGCACAGGAATTTGTGGCGAGGTAAGTGATCAACTGGGTGCATTCCCAGTTCTTCAGCATCACCTCTAGTCCCTCCAAGAGACCTTCTTGATCAAGGATATGATCCATGAACAACTGATAGATCAGAACATACGCATCATATGATACGTTGTGGTAGATCATTCGACGTTTGAAGTCCTTGAAGAACTTCTTCAGTGCTGCTCGAAGGATGACGTTTTCCTTTTTGGTCGAGCAGCAATCAATCTCAAAAGCCACACCTTCATGCTGATTCCAACAGAATGTGATGGTTCCGATCCCTGCATCGTAGTGCTTCAGATCGAAGCCTTCGATGTCACAGGTCAGATCCACATCCATTGTGATCAGTTGTTCGAGCCACCAGAGTTTGTCGGCTGTGGCAGCAGGGTAAAGCGCGGTCTTAATGATGTCAGAACCGACTTTCTTGTGGGATCCGGCGTAGAAGCTGGCAACGGCTTGGAGAGATTGGTCAATCTTTCCTTTGGTTTTCTCCGGGTCGTAGAAAATACGGGAGTAGTTGGGGCAGTAGGTTGCTTTGAACCCAGCTTCCGCATCAAAGATGTCACCAATGTTTGCATCGGTTTTCCCCTGCTTTGTCAGGACTTTGAAGTAGTCCGGTTGCGTCACAATCAGGAACTCGATCCCTGAATTTGTGAGATTCGGCAGCAGATCTGCAAGGTATTCCTTGATGTCTTTCTGCGATGTCTTCTTCTTGGTTCGATCCATGAACAGATCACAGATCATCACCTCTTCATTCAGGGTTTCGAGAACTGGCATGTAATGCTTCTTGACTTCAGCGACTTGGATTCGTGGAACCAAGATAGCAATACGGGCAGGACCGCCCTTACCAATGATCTCGTACTTCATGATGTTACCCCGTGTCTTCTGGCCTCACCGAGAAGAATCTCGTTCGATCTGGATCTTCAATGGTGAAGGACTGCTGGTGTAAACCGATTCGCAGTCTCTCTGCAAGGTTTTCCGCAAGAATGTCGATGTCTTCCTGTGGTTTTGGGAACCGAGCATAGTTGATGAGAGTGACGCAGACGCCACTCTCTTCTCCACCTGTGTAGATGTAGTTCATCGGACAGATGGAGACACACATGCCTTGTTCACAGAACTCACGGCAGATCTCTTCGGCTCTGGCGTAGTTTCCAGCGATCCAGATTCGGACAGTGTAGCTGTCAGCTTCCTTTACCAGCATTGAGCGTCTCCTTAATGGCTGCTTCGACAACCTCATGAAGACCAGCCCCACCGTTGTACCAGTAGCACACGACCAAGGGACCATCTTGCTGAGGAATTGTGGTGTTGAAACCAAACTCATCAAGCTCAGCGATGCCCCAGAATTTGAAGAGCTTTCCTTCGACTTTCACAATGTGATAGCCGAGGCGTTCTTCTTCTTCGTAGAAGTCATCTGTGTCTTCTGGTTCGATGTTGATTTCGTCACGGTCGATCTCTTCGAAACGACCGATAAAGAATTCCATGTTGCTCATTCGAAATACCTCTCTGGCAGTTCTCCACGGATGTAGAGACGTTCTTTGGGTCTGGTGAGAGCCACATACTGAAGACGTGCTGTCTGCTCAGCGTTGGTGCTCTTACCGATGTCTGCGAGGTCAACGATCACAGAGTCATAGGTAGAACCCTGTGCCTTGTGAGTCGTTGACGAAGCCACGGAGCGAAGGTCTGGGATGTTGTCACGGAACTTGAAGAACCGATCCCACTTCTTCCGGGACTTCCAATACTTCAGAACCTCTGCACGATCTTCAGGATCTGCTGTGACTGACACATCATAGATGGCGAAAGTCTCAGGATCACGAACCTCTAGATCGTACATTTCGAGTTCCTCTCCGGGAACCCAGTCAGTGTCCACACGGAGAGGAGATTTCGAAAGGACTTCAACCACTTGGTCAGTGTAGAGCCGTGTCTTATCCACGAGTTCTGCTGCCGAGTTATTGGTCAGCATCTCTCCCACTGCATAGGGTTCTTCGTACCCACGAAGCTGTCGGATGTACTCATTGTATCCGATCACCTTGGCGTTGGTGTAGCAGAGCACACGCTTGGAAGGATCCTCAGTGTGATACTCACGTTCCAAGATGCCTTTCATAGTCGGACCGTCGATGAAGTCAATTACCCCCGGAACCTCTTTGATCTTGTGGAACTTCCCGGTGAGCACTGTGTCTTTCGCCATGTCAGCGAGGTCCATCAGTGCTTGCTGTCCAGACTGTCTTACTGGCGTGAGTAGCTGAGACTCAGTGTAAGAGTTTGAATAGACAGGAGAAATGTGTTCCCGTACTGGAGCCAGTTGGTTTTTGTCACCAACAAACAGGATCTTACAGGTCGAATCTGTACCCTTCTCGATGTAATCGAACAGGGAACGGTTCACCATCGACGCTTCATCCACGATGATCAGAGTCTTGGTATGGATCTCCCACTTGGCAGTGGGGACAACCTTCTGATCACCGGTCTGATAGTCATTGTGAACCCGGAGATTCATGTAGCTGTAGATCGTGCAGATCTCAGAACGTTTGTGCTGCATGGTGTTCTTCAACACCGCTGCTGCTTTGTTTGTGGTGGCTGTGACTGCCACATATCGAAGACCAGCATTTGGACCCTGATGCTTCAGGATGTCTTGCTCGATCTTGGAGATGAAGAAGCTCTTGCCGACACCTGCACCACCGGAGACCCGGTGATATTTGCGTGTCGGGTCATTGATGAAGTTCAGAACGTCTGCAAAAGCATCTCGTTGATCTTGGTTTAGGCTTGCCATTCTTCGAGATACCTTTCGTTGTGCATGTCAATCTCGTCGAGAAACTGTTGCTTCTCTCCGTCTATGGGAAATCTCCCATTAAAGAAGTCGGGATGTACAAGATACACCCCACGAAAACCACGCCAATTAGAGTGAATCATATTGTCGATGGCTTTGAATCTGATGGTGAGTGTGGGGTTTACGGTAATCCCATACTCAATTGATCTTTCTGATCTTTTCACAGTGCTCCAACCTTTGATGTACCACAGGTCTATTGCTCTCTGGAAAAGCCAGTCAGTTGATTGGTTGGTTGGACAAATGGATGTCGAGTGCCAGCCTTTGTTTAGACAATTCATCACATTGTCGTAGCTGATTTCTATCATGGTTTTTCTCCAAGGTGTTCGTCTCCCCCAAGGGCCACTGGGTCATGAATCCATATGGATGACCACGAGGGGGAAACAGGACACCTGATCAGTAGGCTCGTGGTAGCACCGATAAGGAGCTATACTAGACACGAACCATGCCCTAAACTGGACCGGGCGAAGATACACATATCTCCGTTCGACTGAGAGGGCCGCTAAGCTCCAATCGTTCTACGCCGCTCGGTGTTTCCATAGCCGAGCACCCAGAGGTTTAGATCAGCCACATTTGCTGTAGCCACAGTCCTGACATGTCGGGCATCCTGAGACAGTGACCATGTTAAAGCCTTTGCAGCTAGGGCATTGGTCAGGGACTGACTGACCGGGCGACTGCTCTGTTGGCTCTCCATGATAGATGCGAACGTCCATAGCATTTGGATCGAACTCATCATCACTCTCTTCGGGGGTCGATTGATACCCGATTACGTCGAGGTGCTCTGACAGCTTCTGACCGATCAGAGCAACCAAAGAAGGCCAGTAACGACCTTCCTGCCACTGACCCCCTTTAGGGTCGTGGATCTGCTTGAGTTCTTCAGCAACGAATCGCACGTCACCACCGCGTTGGAACACGGCACTGATCATACGGGTCAAGGCAGCCGTCCACTGGTGGTGTTCGACAGTCTTGCTGTTGATGAAGATCTCGAATGGCATGAACCAGTCATGTTCTGGATCAATCGTGTTGTTGAAGGTGACGTAGTAACTGTCTGAACCCCAACGGATTTTGTAGGTCGAACCATCCATGACAGCAGGACGTGCCATGACTCGCATGTCCCCATCGTATTCCTCATCGACGAGAACTTCAGGATCTTCTTTGGTTTCCTCTTCTTCAATGAAGAGAATGGATCCTGTCACGTCGTTCGGACGATAGGTTGTGCAGCCCTTGCAGCCTTTGTCATAGGCCAGTTCGTACACGGCTTTGAAGTCATCAAAGCTGTAATCCACAGGGATGTTCACAGTCTTGGAGATCGACGAGTCAATCCACTTCTGTGCTGCACCCTGCATGTGGATGTGGTGTGCTGGATCGAGATCCTGTGCAGTCACCATGTACTGACTCCACCACCAGTCTTTGGCATCACCATTGAATGGTTCTTTGTTGTCAAAGTGCTCGTGGAACTTGTGAACACAGTAAGTCATGACCTTCTCTGTGCGTTTGGTTCCATCTGCATTGGTGATGTTTCGGCTGTACTCTGGGAAGAAGATAGGCTCGATACCGGAGCTTACGTTCCCACCGTACATGGAGATCGTCCCAGTCGGAGCGATACTCAGCAGGTGAGAGTTCCGGATACCGTACTTCATCATGGCTTCGCCAATGTGTTCAGGCAGAATCTGGAACATGTGAGACTGCAAGAGCTTGGCACGGTTCTCATGGTCTTCAGCGAAAGGTGCTGGACCCCATTCCTTGGCCATCTCAATGGACTCTTCGTAGGCCCAGATAGCGATGTTCTTCATGAGACGATCCATGAAGGCCACAGCTTCACCGGAACCATACTTCATCCCCAGCATGAACAGCATGTCTGCCACACCAGTGACACCCAGACCTTGACGACGCTTGTAGAAAGCCTCTTTACGCTGTTCTTCGAGAGGGAAATTGGACGTGTCGATCACACAGTCGAGCATCCGCACGGCTGTACGTACAGTCTTTTCCATCTCTTGCCAGTCAGTCTGAGCCTGTTGAGTGAAAGGACTGAACACAAACCGTGGCAGGTTGATCGAACCAAGCAGACAAGCACCATACGGTGGCAGAGGTTGCTCACCACAGGGATTCGTGGCTCGAATCTCTTCGAGGAACCACAGATTGTTCTGCTTGTTGATCCGGTCGATGAAGATCACACCCGGCTCAGCGTAGTCATAGGTGGACTGGAGGATCATGTCCCACAGTTCACGAGCCTTGACGATCTCGTAGACTTCACCTTTGAAGTGAAGTGTCCAGTCATCGTCGTTCTTCACAGCTTCCATGAAGGCATCAGTCACCAACACAGACACATTAAAGTGCCGGAGACGTGTAGGATCCTGCTTGGCTGTGATGAAGTTTTTGATGTCAGGATGCTCACAGTGCATTGTTGCCATCATAGCTCCACGACGATTGCCTGCTGACTCAATGGTCTTACACATCCAGTTCCAGACATCCATGAAGGAGATAGGGCCACTGGAGAAGCTCTCCACGCCCCTGACAGGTGCTCCCATAGGACGCAGCGTCGAGAAGTCGTAGCCAATGCCACCACCTTGCTGCATCGTCAGTGCTGCTTCTTTCAGGTGATCAAAGATCCCTGCAAGACTGTCAGGGATTGTACCCATGACGTAACAGTTGAAGAGAGTCACGTTGCGTTCCGTCCCAGCACCGGAGTTGATCCGACCAGCGGGAAGAAACTTGAAGCCATACAGAGCATTGAAGAACTGTTGTTCCATCTCTGCGATGACATCAGGTTGGTTATGGAGACGTGGAACGTTTGCTGTTGCTCCTGCAATACGACCCCATGTATCGACCACATCCTTATCAGATTCGAAACCTTCACGATCCGTTTGAAAACGGTACTTCTGGTTCCAAATCTGCTCGGATATGGGTTGGTCAAAGTGTGCTTCACCCATAGCAAGCCTCTTGGTTTTGATGATTGTCAGAATTTTGGTGAGTACCAAGATCTTGTAGCTGGATCAAGCGTTACCACCACCGTGAGTGGCTTTTTTCTTCATCTCGTTGAATTCTTCGAACTGCTCTTCGGACATGGCATGAGCCTGACCGCCACAAATCTGAACACCATAGTTCAACCCCACACCGAAGCAGTATCTTTCTTCTTCGGTCCGGAAGATGAAGGGTTCTGAGGGTTGTTGTCCCTCTGCCACACGAGTGTGGAATTGGTATGTACCACCGCGATACATCATCAAAGGATCTGCACCATCATCGGTCAAGTCCTTGATATAGTTCACGAGGTTACGAAGTTCTGGAGGCCCGAACTTGTTGAAGAGCCACCATCTCCACCCTGTTTCTTGTTCAGACAGGGTTTGTTCTTTGGTTTCCACTTGCATGTGAAACTCCTTGTTGTGTCCCCCGACCGAGGCCGAGGGACTGTTGCCTTACGGCTTCGTGGTCAGCAGATAAGCATCAATGATGGCATCATCAGCAGCACTCAGACCGTTGGTGTCAATGTCAGTGAGGACAGCCTCAGTCACATTGTTGATGATCCGGGTCCGGACAAGACCCAGAATAAAGTCACGCCAAGTCATAGCACGTTCCTTTCATAAGCCCGTCTCAGTCGTCCGAGCACGAGCAGTTTGATGAGTTCGGGAGTGAACTCAATGCCCTCATACCGCGAACCAACCATAGGATGAAACATCCTTCCGGTCATCGGTGAGAGCATTCTACTCATCATCGGACTTCTCCTAGCCATGCGTGTGCTGATTCTGATACCACAATTCGAAGCTGATTCGCTAGAACCACCTCTTCCATGGCTGGCTGAGTCCATGTTTTGAGAGGAACCCAAGGGGCATCTCGATGAAGACGCCCCTCTAAACTCACTTCTCCAGATAGCACATCGACTTGGATGATACCTCTGGTGACGTGTACTTCTTGGTCTTTGTGTTGCGGCTCCAAGACCTTAGAGATGTACCCGTTGTTGTAGTCACCGGATGGTGACTCGAACTTCCGAGTAAAATTCGCCATGCATCACAATACCGATCTCGTATTGAGACGCGGGTCACTGGGTACAGTTCCCCAGTATTTGAAGCGGTCTCCGAGGATCGGTCTCCATTCCTCATCAAAGTAACAGTTGTCAGGTGCTGGTTTGAACAGCGGTGCGATCTGTTCTTTGGTGAAACCACCAAGACCACACCCTACCTGCGTCACTTTGAACTCGCCCCCGCGTAATGCCCAGTATTCAGCGACTTCGATGAACCGTGTGACCGAATGTTCCACCTCACTGAGTGGGATGAATTCGATCTTGTGTCCTTTGGTTGGGAGAGCATAGCTGTTGCCAACGATACCCTCACCAATACCCATCACTGCACCCTCATGTTCGAGTGCATATTTTGCAGCACCCGCACCGTGGATGCCTGCTTTGTTACTTCCGAAGACGAAGATCATTGATCAGTCCTTTGATTTCACGTTCGTATTTGCTGATGCGAACGTAGTTGATGGCCTGCATAATGAGGCCGCAAATCACCAGACCGAAGGTAACGGTCGAAGTGATGGCGATGATGGTCAATAACCCCGTGGCTTCATCCATCTCGATACTCCTGCATAAAGGATGATCCCAGTCAGCAAGAAAACCATAGAAGAACCAAGGTCTACTGGTGGGATGTCATCAGTTGTGGGTGGGGGTGTATCACATCCGATACAAGTTGTCGTTGGTGGTTGGCAGTCCCAGCAGATCGGGGTGGGATCTTTTGGATCCCAATCAGGCCAGTCCCATACTGGAAGTTCCCAAATTGGGAACACAACCGGGACGGGTGTTTGATACGGTGTAGAGTATATTTGCGGAATATACGGTCCAGCGTATATGACAGGTGGATCATAAACCTCTGGTATGAGAGGTAGATCATATTTTCCTGCGCAACTATCTGATTCGCAATGGTTTTCACCTACGATCTGACCGCACAATTCTTCGGTCACATCCTTGGGTCGAAACCCGACACCGGGAATGAAGACAAGCCCCTGATCACCCTCGTCTAGTTCGATATGGTCAAACGAGTATGTCGCCACGAGCACGTCTCCTTTGGTTCTGTTTGTGTGTGACCATCTCCAGATGATCAGGATTACAACACAAACGGTTTCTGCATTTGTGGTCAATCTGTTTTTTCGATGGCACGTAGCCATAGAAGTTAGTGAACATGACGATATGAGTCGCAACAGTCTGTCCATCCAGACTCATACGGCCATAGCCACCACCACGTCCTTCACCACTGGTTCCACCTGTCCAATTCCAGCACCCGGAGTCCTTGTCGATTTTGACTTTTTTCATAATGCGGTCGAAAATCTGCTGACGGCGGTCGGTTACTGTGGAGAGTTTCATTTTTCAAATCCCAGCGGAAAGTCGTGTGTTAAGAACAAAAGGTGAACGGGGTATTTACCCCGTCCACCCAATGGGTTACGCGGTGAGGTTCTTCTCGATTTGAGAGATCTCACGCTTGTTGAAGCCCAGAGCCGCCCAGCCTTTTTTGGCCTGACGTTTGAACGACGCAAGCGTTTCCCATGCTGCATTGTTGAAGTACATGCGAGCACGCTCAGCACGGGTCATGCTGCCTTCAGCAGCTTTGGCCCAGCCGTCGTAGTCGTACTTGTCCATCCACCGTGCCAGCGTCCGTGTGGACGTATCTCCGGCCTTGGCAGCGTCGGTCTTTGTCGAACCAACACGCAATGCAGTGAATGCGTTGATCACCTCGGAAGGTGCATTGTCCCATGGATTGGAACCAGTCGCTTTTCGTGCCATCTTTACGATGTCCTTCTTCTCTTTCTTCTCAGGAGCCTTATCGCTCATGAGCGACTCCCCAGAAGATTCCTTGGTTTCGACACCAGTGGGTTCGAGAGCGATGTGGGGCTGAAGGTCATTTTCGACCAATTCCACCACTTCGAGGATCTCTTTCTTACCGACCTTGATAGCCTCGAAAGGCTTGATCGACCGACCTGCAACAGCATCCGCAATGACAGACTTGAACGTCTGATCTTCTTTGACGAAGCTGCCGGAATCAACCATCTCATGGCCCCGTGCTGTCATGACACCAATGATGTCATATTCACACACTCGACACTTGTTGGTCTCGTTGTGCGGAACAGCGATGAAGTTTGCAGGGTCCACAAGGACGATCAATGTATGGTTTCCACTGAAGCCACTCAGATAGCCAAGGTTGGCGACGTGAAGACCGTGCGAGCACGATGCATTACGGCTGGGATCAACCGCATCAACGTCCATCCAGACACGACTACCGACACGCTGCTTGATCTTGCCCGAGTGGACATCGACAAAGTAGCCATCAGAAGTCATGTTCACCTTCTTGTATCCGATGATCATGCCGTCGTTGGTCAGAGGCAATTCAGAACGCTCGATGAAGTCCATAAGGTCTTCTGCCGAGTGAAGGCGATCCTTGGCAACAGGTGCGATCCGACGGAGGAAGTTCCGTACAGCCGGTGATTTTTCTGCATTGGCACGATTGGCGTGCTTCTCCAGTTTCTCCACCTTGGGGATCACAACCTCTTCACCCTCATGCTGCACGGCTACAGCCACGCTCGAAGGGTAGAAGATGCCCTGAACTTCCACACCGTCGATGATGTGAGTCACGACGATACCGGTGTTCTCGTAACCCTCTGGGACGATTGCCCGGTGGATCGTGAGATAGTCGTTCAGGTCAAGCTCAACGACGTTACCGCCAGTGAGCTTCAGAGTAAGATACTCTGCGATTTTCGATGTGTCATGAGGCCCATCAGAAGGAAGTTCGAGAACCTCTCCCATGACAGTGAAGAGAGTGATTTTCTCTTCAGCAGCCAGCATCGACACAATCTGTTTCATATCAGACATGTCTGTCTCCTTGGTTTGATCAAACAGTCCGCAAGAATCTGATGATCTTTTGAGCGAACATTTTGCGTTCGCCCGGTTTCATCTGGTGAACCATGGACTGCAACACGTTTTCGTCGAAGCAGTTGGACACCTTGGCGATCTTGCGAGCCAAAACAACAGAGTCATCCTCGTCTGCAACTTCGAATGCTCGTGTCACCATGTCTTTCAGCTTGGGTGTGATACCCAGTGAATCGGTATCGTAGTACCGATGATGACGACGATTTCGAATGAAGACATTCAAGAACTCCCGATCTCGGTTGAACTTCTCTTTCTGAGCAGTCCGGAGATATGGGACTCCGAAGATCTTTTGCACTTCAGAATTGTCGAGTAACTCTTTGGGAAGACTCGAATTCTTGTGCATGAACTGATGCAGACGCATGATCCGGATACGTTCTTTGTCTGCCAGCAGATCTTCGACGATCTGTTCCACACGTTCTTCAAATGACAGGCAGCCATTTTTGCTCAGTTTGGCAGCCTGAACCTTGTTGTGAACCATCACCATCTTCGGTGCATATTTCATCACCTGAGAGACGAAAGACTCGCTGTAGGGCCTGTCGTAGCCTTCCAGCTTGCTGACGGTGCAGTAGAGGTATGTGCTTGGTTTCTGGACGTATTCGTCCGTACTCCAACGAGATCGACGCACATCGACGACGGGAAAGCCTTTGGGCTTCTCTTCGACTTCAACCTCTTCACCATCTGCTTGTTTCACAACACGGACTTTGACTTCTGGTTCATCAGCTTCGATGACCTGATAGCCTTCCATCTCCAGCATCTCTTTGACTGCATCATAGTGTCCTTTTTTCTTGTGGACGATGAAGCCAGCGATAGGCTGGATGTTGGAATTGTGTACCCACTGACTCCAGTGCATGGAGCTATATCCGTAGGTGTCAGGATTGCTGGGAACCATCAGAGACTGGAATCTGAAGCTGGTGTCATTCAGAGCCTGAGCAGTTTTGGCAATAATAACAGCACCATGCTTCATGGTGTGGTTGAAAGGATTCCCGTCTTTTTGGAACCAAAGCTGATCATCGTAGAATTTCTCCGGGATCTTGAGCTTCTTGGTTCGAGCCAGAGCATTCACGATGTCTTTCTTACGACCAGACAAGTGATCGAACTTCCCAGCACGACGCTGATTGGTAAGGATCATCCAGTTCAGTTTGTGACTGTCACCTTTCACACGAGGTTTGTTATCACCGTCTGTGATTGCTTCGATTTTCTTCTGAACACCAATGATCCACTTGGCCCAGTCTCTCCGGTCTTCCATGTTGATGGTTTCCGGCTTCTTGGAAGCGTCTATGATGTTGTAACGCCAGTGGCGATACTCAGGGAACTCTTTGGCCCAGAGAAGCCCTTTCAGGCTCCAGAACTTCTCGAAACTGATCAGTTCTGCCACAAACCGGGAGTTCTTCAAGCAGAGCTTGGTGATACTCATCCACATGGAAGGACTGAAGGCTTCAGGACGACGATTCTCCAGCAGATCGTGGATAGGACATGCTGGGGGAACCATCTCACTCATGGACAGAGCATCTCCGACCCGTTGCCACTTGTAGGCAATAAACTGGGGCTGGAGAGAAGTGGTCTTGGCAGCCTGAAGGGTCTCCATCATGGTTGCCTTGGTTGCAGGGATCAGGTGGCTGTAGAAGTGCTCCTGAATCGTCTCCAAGATCTCAGTGATGCTCTCGATAGAGCGTTCACGCATGTTGAGACCTTCACGGTTCGGCAAAGGTGTCAGGCTGTTTGGTTTGAAACCAATATACAAAGCACCAAGCTGGTGACTGAGCTTCTTCAGGAACTCATAGTTTTCGAAATACTCATCACGAGTAGGGATCTCATATTTGACTCCACCATAAACCGCATACAGCCCACAAGGCTCTTCATCAGCATTGATGAATTCACCCGGTGCGAGGCTTTCTGCTTCGACGAGTTCGTCTTCTTCGTCAGAGCCTTCGTAATGAATGTTCACCTTGATTCCTGACAGGAACAGGATCTCTTTCATGTACTTGTAGGCTTTCTGACGGTCGTAGTTCGACTTGAAGGGGACAGTGACCATGAGGCCAGTCTCTTCAGTCGGAACATTCTCCACAACCAGATCGTAGCCGGGGCCACCATCATTCTCGTCATGAACACGACGCATGATATACATGGATTTCTTTCCACCGTGGTGGTTTGTCACCATGAAGCTGTCGTTGTAAGCGTAGGGACTCTTGGAACCCAGACCGAAACCACCGGTCTGTGTGTCGTCCTGACGCTTTGTGGAGTTGCCATAGGAGCAGTAGATCGTGTCGATCTCTGCTGGATTGATACCGGGACCGTAATCACGGACGATCAGACCGGTTGTCTCGTTGAGATACACGTCAATTGGTTTGTCTTGGCACTTCCCCATACGGTGGGCGTCCCAAGCGTTGAACATGATCTCCTGAATCATTGTGCGGAGAGGGTTTGCATACAATGAAGTCGAAAGCATCGACATCAAATGCGGGTCATCAGTGACGGTGAATTTACCGGTTTTTCCGGAACCACCTACAAGCACATCCTTCTGCTCGAATTCGGTGCTGTTCATGACTTCCATGGTTTTGGTCCTTTCAAAAGAAAAGTCCCCGGTCCGAGGACCGAGGACAGTTAGAGTGACATTGGATCCATCACTCAAGGGAGGTTAGATGTTCTCTTGTGTCCAGAGTCGAAGGTCTTCCTTCGTCATCGTTCCAGATTTCACATCGACGACCATGCCGTCGCTGAAGAGAACCAAAGAAGGGAGTGATCGCACGTTGAGTTCGGTGGCAAACTGGTCTGTGGATTCCACATCGGCTTCATAGCCTTTGATATGTGGAAAATTGCCCAGAAACTGCTCAAACACAGGTTTGAACTTCTTACAGGGCTGGCACCACGAGCCAGTGAACAGAACCATGACGTAACCGTCAGCTTGGCGAACCTTCTGAGCGAAGGTTGTGTCATCCACCTTATCCAGCATTTGCGAGTGTCTCCTTTGCTTTGCTGTTCTTCCGGTACTTGTCCCACTCGGAGACCACTGCATCCATGGACGGAGCAGTGTAGTTCGGACCTTTCAGGATCTTTCCATCTTCTCGACGGTCAGGCTTTCCGGTCTCAGGGTTCACCTTGCTCATGTTGGAGTCGTGAACCACCTTGAAGGCAGCCAGAATGACAGGGAGAGGAATCTGGAGCTTCTGACTGACCTCAGAGACCAGTACAGCAGCTTCGTCGAGGATACGCTGCATCCGTTCGTTCGTCTCTTGATCGACGACTTCAGGTGCAAACGTGGGCATGACATTGTAGAAGCCAGCCACGACGTAGAGCAGATCTGCCAGTTCTTTGAACAGTTTGTTCATGTCGGTGACATCGGCTTCGAACTCATCCCGGAGTTCTTTGGTTTCTTCGACGATGAGCGTGTCAGCCCACCAAACGAAGTCCCGGTTGGCATCCATCACACGGATGAATTCCCGCTGAAGCTGGAAAAGCTCAGGCGGCAGTTGTTGAGTGAACATTGAGGTTTCCTCTTATTTTGGTCGATTGATGAGGGCCAATCCATCCCACTCGTGAATCTTCACGAGATTTCTGAACTGTCGCTTGGTGCCATACCAAGCGTAGTTTCTATCTGTGGTCAGCTTCGTGCCAGACAGATGTAGGAAACGCAAGGGATGAACTTGCGTGTCCACAGCATAATAGAGGTCATGAGGCTGAATCCTGTCCATCTTTGTGATGGTTTTCAAAGGACTGACTGGTGTCATGCGTTTGATCGTATCCCTGCTATCAGTGCATTGAGAGCAGTGGAGTCCCAAGCCGAAGCCGTAGCTGGATTCGTAGCCCATTCAGTGACTTGAGTCACATCAGGAGTAGGGTTAGCGATATTTGCACCGTGATACTTGGTGCCACCGATCTCAAGGTAGTGGTTAAAACCTGTAGGCCCTGAATCACCCGTACCAGCCCGTGAAGCCATAAAGACACCACGAAGACCTGTGGGAGAAGCTGGCCCAATGTAGTCAGTCAGATTGAAGCCTTGTAGTTGTCCAGCAGTGTCGCTGAATGCTGCAAGACCGTCATTCCGATCAACCAAAGCAGAAAAGTCACCGACCCAAGCATTGTCTGCTGTGTTGCTCTCAGGTGTGAGAGGAGTCAGTTTCATTCCAAGGGTAGACTCGTCTGCGATGATTACCTGACTGTAGTAGTGACGAGCACCAGCATCGAAATGGCTGAATACAAAGCTCATGATGTTGTCAGAACCTGCAACGTGAGCAGCAGACTGTTCCATCGCAAGGTTTCCATTGGTGTAGAATCGACAGAAGTCATTTCCACCACTGTTCAAAGCGATGTGAATGTCCATGCTTGTGACAATCTGATCTGCTGGATGACCAATTGCAACAACACCGTTTGCAGCAAAGCTGGATCCATTGGTTGAGGCTTCCAAGCCCCAGTTACCATTAGACAAATTCATTTGCCATGCACGGTTTCCGTCGGTGTTGATCGTGAAGACATCACCATCAGAGTTGATGTTGTTGGCTCCAGTATCACAAGCCAGATCGAAGTGGATCCAGAGTTCAGAACGACCTTGTGGGATGGGTAGAGCACCCCCTTCGTTGTTCTGCATCTCGATGCAGTTGTTTACGTAAGTCGTATCATAACGAGTGGTGGCAGCCGCATCGTCGATACCCATGCCGACTTCTCCGGCTGTGTTTCCAACAAAAAGAATAGCCATATCAGGTCTCCACGATGACGTAAGGGCGAGCGTTTTCAACTCTTATATGAGGTCCACCTCCAAAACCAAAGACTGCATATGGTCTTCCGTTTTCGACTGATACCCCGGTTGGGAGTCTACCACCAGCAATAGCGTATCCAAGCACATCTCCAACTCGGATAGAAGCTGCTTGTGATTCTGTGAGGTAAGGGAACGTTAGCACAGTGACTAATGCTCTGTTTGTAGTGCTTGAAGCTACAGTGAAATCTTCGTTTTGAGTTGCTGGAAAGGCTCCGAATGCGATCTCAGATCTGAAATCAGCCGATTCCAGAAGAGGCATGATCTGAGCAGTACGTCCGGGATACTCAAAGGTAGGTGTAGATCCACGTCCCAAAGCTACACTGAAGAATGCTTGGTTTGCAACAGCAGGAACTGTTGTGCTGGCTGTGAGGCCAGTGTCAGTTTCATTGGCTGTACCAGTGCTGTAGAAAGTGGGAGCGTATAGATCCAGAGCGATAGGATCGTATAGTGCAGCACGCATCCTAAAGCGTTGAGATTGTTGATCAAATACGAAGTTGTGGACACCAGCATTATTTACGATGATGCGGAAATATCCTGTGGCTTCGTACTCGGTGTTCTGATCATAGGCAATTTCAGTCAAAACTGCACCGTTGTCTACGGTGAAACTGTCATATCCAGAGTCAGTGTTTCCTGAACCACCTGTACCACCATAAACGATGAGCAGATAGGTTCCGGGATTTACGATGTTCCATGACCATGTGTAATTGCTTGTAGTGTTGGCTAAATCTTCGTCTTCATGCAGCAGCGAAAAGCTGGGAGAGGCAGGATAACCCCCACCTCCTCCAGCAATGATCGCTGAAGCCGAGACTGAACCAAGAAGAAGACTCATCATGCCAAGGCACCTACCAGATAGAATGTGTTTGCTGTGTCCACATCAGGGATTAGCGTAACAGATCCATACTGTCCTGCAATTGCGAGATTGCTGTTCAGAGAGTTGATAGTGACTCCAGTCCCAGCAGCAAACGTCACAGTACCTGCACCAGCTTGGATGAAGGTGACAGGCTGTCCTGTAATGTCTGGTTCAACAGTCACAGTCTGACCCGATGCACTGTTCATTCGACGGACGACATTACCTGCAAAATCAGAAACTTGAGTGCTGTATGTTGCACCTGTGATTTCAGTCTGAACCATGTCTCCCGGAGAAGCAGGTGCAACGTAACCCTCTGTAATAATGTCCATTTTCACAGCAGCAGTATTATTGAAATAAACTGTATTTGTGAGAGCAGGGGCATTCAAAGCAGCACGAGCAGTACCATTGTGAGTAAAGAAGCTGGATGCTTCAGTACCACCAGACGGGAAATCCAATTGCAGAGCATCAGCACCTGTTGCATCTGTTCGAACGAATGCAATGACATAGGTCACACCGTTTTCAAGATGAAGACCACCATTAGGTACGGTAAACCGTGTGTCATCAATTGGATCAGAAATAGAAACCTGACCGACATCAAGAACAATTTCTGTGATGGTTCCCGGATTGACTTCAGACAGTTTGGCTACGAACAGATCAACAGTCTGTCCAAGATTATTGGTCGAATGACCCATATCAACAGCAGTCAGCCACCGATCTTCAGTCATGGTGACGATGTTACCTTTAAGAGCAAAGGCTGAAGTCGAGTTGGCAGTAGCCAATGTCACTGTCCAAGAATCAGATACACCGTCTCCAGTTGCAGGAGATTCTGCACCAGTTTCATCAGCTTTCCATTCAACACCATCACCTGCACCATTCACAGCAAGTACCTGTCCCGGTGTACCGAGAGCAGGAAGTTCGTCAGGAGACGAAGCATTTGCTTTGAAACGCAGGTTGATGTCGTCGATATAGGCGTTCAGTTCAGAGCCTTGGCCACGGGTAAACGTGACTGTCACTCGAATGAATGCAGCATTGTCAGGGATCAATGTATCATTGAGTGATACACGCTCCCATGTGTTCTCAGCGACAGCATTGCCATCTGTGGTTCCGACTGTGCTGATCTGAGTGCTTCCAGAATCAAGGAAAGCCAGATCGACTCTCACATTGTCGTTCACGTTGTTATCACGACCGTGGAAGTACGTCAGATCGACGTACATGCCCTGATGACGAGTTTCCAGCGTGATATCCTCATACATCACAGCAGAGGCTTCAAAAGCCACCACACCTGCGAAGACAGCCCCTGTGCGGGGTGTGAGGCTACCTTTGGAAGCCATGGTGACAGGAGTACCAGAGCTTACGATCCAGTTTGTCGGAGTGACTCCGGCTGCCAGATCATTCCAGCTTGTTACGTTTGGTTCACCAGAACCACCAGCAGGAGGATCAATCCATTCGACGTTTCCGTCTGTAGCATCAACCTTGGCAAGCAACTGACCAGCAGTACCACCAGCAGGGAGTTCTGATGGATTGCTTTCAGGAGCCAGACGGAATTCAGTTTCTTGAAGCCATGGGCTGTTGCTGGTGGAAGAACCAGACTGCCAAGCGATCTGATAGTACCGATATCCAGTGTCAGCAGGAATCAGATCAAGATCAATGGTTTGGTCGGTAGAACCACCCAGAGCGAAGTTAGATGAAACTGGAGTCCACGTAGAAGCATCATCAGATCCTTCCACACGCCATGTACCATGGCCAGCAGTGTTGTTTTGCTGCCAACGGATCTGGTCAATACGTTGTTTGGATCCAAAGTCCCACCGAACATAAAGACCAGAGTTTTGACCACTGTTCCAGTACCATGCTGATGCAGAGTTTGTACCAACTGCACCATCAATAGAGCGATCTACGGTAGTACCACCACCCAGAACAGCGTTTGTCGAGGCTGTGATTAGACCTGTACGGTTTCCTGTACCACCGGGATTTCCATAGTCAGGAGTTCCATAAGAAGCCCCACTACCACCTGCGGGAGCATCAATCCATTCCACACCATTAGCAGCCCCATTGACTGCAAGGATTTGTCCTGCGGCTCCAAGGGCTGGCAGTTCATCAGCAGGTACATCAGTCCATTCCAGACCATTTGTAGCACCATTGACAACAAGCATCTGACCGACAGTGCCGTAAGTCTCTGGAGTATCAGGCAAAGTTAGGAATGAGATAGGCACACCAGCATCCAGATTGGCACCTGTAATAGTCAGGGTTGCACGACGGAATGAACCATCGAGATCACGGCTGCCGGGAGCGTATGTACCGAATTCAATCGTATTGGCTGAGGAATCGAAGAAGGTATAACCTGCTCCGGGGTTAGCTGTAGCTTCAACTGCACCATTGATTTCGAGAGTGATGGTTCCACCGACACGACGGACAATCACATCAATCTCTGTGTTGGCTGCGTTGAAGTTATAAGACAGAGTGACATCTTGGCTTGCACCATTGGACGAACCATAAAACAGAAGCTGTCCTGCACTGTGGAACAGGATCCAAGACCGTTGGTTTCCTGTGGCTTCCCATTCACCAACAACACCTTGCTGTTGAGGGAATGCATCGAAGCTAAGTCGTTCAACTGTCAGTACAAAATCAGAGTTTCCGAGTTTTTCTGTAGCAGCAGCAGGAACAGAAAACCACTCACCGTTACCGTTAGTGGATTCAAACTCGTAGCGTTCAGACAGGACTGCAACACCATTATTGGTGACAGCCAAGTTTTGAACACCTTTGTCGATTGGTGTAGTGGTATCGGCTTCGCCAGTCGCATCGAAATCGAATACGACATCAGTAGTCGCATTTTGAGCAGAAGAACCACCACCAGCTTGAGCCAGAGTAAAACGAGTCTGGTTGTTATCAACTCGAAGAGTGATGGCATTTGTAGACAAGAACATAGCTCGATACCGATCACCTGTAGATGCACGATCTACGGCAATGGCATTGGTAATACCAAAGAAGTGGATACCACCGTTTGGAGACTGTCCTAGACGACTCCAAGTGGTTCCACCATCAGTGGATTTTTCGATGATACATTCGACTGCACCAGAGTTGTCGTTGGTAGCCTGAGTAGTCAGTTGCAAGATGACATTGGTGTCATTCATTGACTCAGGAATGATGAAGTGACCTGATGGGCTGTCATAAATGCTGTCAGCATCCAGAGTCACCTGATCGAAGGCCAGTTGTTCAAAGACGTTTGTAGTTGGTGAATGGTTTGCAGCATAAGTCACTTCAGCGTAGATACCTGAAGACGTACCTCCACCACTGGAAGATCCACCACCACTGCCCATAACAAAGGCACCGAAGTTTGTACGGGTTTCGTTTTGTGCAGAAAAACCAAAGGTTTGAGCACGAATCTGATCACCAGTGGCTACTTGAATGATTACAGATGCACTGGCTTGGCTGGATCCGAGATCGGCAACAGCCCAGTTCTGGAAGGTGTTATTACCAGCAGTGTCTTTTTGAATGTAGATTGCACCGCCTGTGTTACCACGGACGTTGAAGATGATGAGCAGGTACTCACCATCCAGCGATGCTGGAACAGTGTAGATACCAGTAACTGGATCAAATGCGTCTTCAGAGTCCCAGACTTCATTGTTCCAGTTGGCAAGAGTACCAGCAGCAGAAGCGTTACCCCAAGCAAAGAAACCTTTCTTGGTTGATGCACCACCACCGCCTCCACCAGAAGGAGCGTCTACGAATTCGATTGCATCTGCTGCACTGTTGATGGCCAGAAACTGTCCAGCAGTTCCGAATGCACCGGGAGTGTCTGTCAGTGAGAGGAAGTTAGAAGCCCCTCCACCTGCTCCGTTGGTTTGTCCCCAGACAGCAGCACCTGTCGAAGCATCGAGACAGACATAGGAATTGTCATTGGTTACGTCGATCCAGACTGAACCAACAGCATAACCTTCAGTGTTGTCGTTTCCGACAGCAGGTGCAGTGGTGGCTGCAAGGTTGTTTTGCAGACCACCAGCACCGGGGAGGGTGTCCCCTACGGGAAGTTCTTGAAAGGCCCCGTTGACGAGGACCAGAGGACGACGTTCAGCCATGGGGACACCCCTATATTATGCCAGCAAGATCGGATCCTGCGGGTTGAAGAACAGCGTGGTAGAGTTCAGTGCTGTACCAATACGCTGTACGACGTTGCCAGCGGCTGCTGGAGCCACATGGTTCGATGCACCGGGTGTGGTGGACAGGTAGTGCAGTCCCGGAGTCAGTCCGGTGACTTGGCTGTTCAGACCTGCAAAATACACAGTGGCTGTGGCAAGTGCTGCATAGGCTTCGAGAACGAAACCATTTGCAGGAGCCACACCAGTGGATGCATCTGCACGTCGTACCTTCATCACGCCACCGTCATTGAAGACGTTGACGAGATCACCAGCACTGAGAGCACCGAATGCTTCGAGAGCAGCGGTTTCAGCACCAATACCAGTGGGCATCATTGTGGAATCGAGACGACCTGACAAGTCCAAGGCAGGGATCTTGTTGGCCTGTCCCGCTCCACCCACAGCAGTACCTTCGACTTCACGGAAGCCACCTGCTGCATCGTGTTGGAGAAACTTATCAGGCATATCACACTCCTATGATGGGATACGGTTCGAGATTGATGGTTGTTGCTGAAATTGCCCATGCAATACGACGCACTGGGGTTCCAAAGACCGGTGATGCTTGTGTTAGCACACCATCGGTTCCAATGAAAATGGGAGCATTGGGAGTCCAAGACCATCCATCTTCAGTCATGAGGCCCTCACGGACGACCATGAGAGGTTCACCGATGATCGTGGCAACACGATTCACACCAGCGTATTTGGAGAGACTCTCTGCGTTTGGTTGGGCAAAGAATCCTTCATAGGTGACAGCACGATAGGCGTTGATCACTTCTTGTGCAGTGATCTGTACGTCCAGCGTACCGGTAGCAGTGGGGTTGACGTTGAAGCCAGTACCTACCGCAAGAACCAGAGGCTCTTGAGGTGTCAGGGTGAGATTGTAAGGATCATCAGCGTTTACAACGTCTTGATTGATGACAATCTCATACTGAGGTCCAAGGACTGCTTCGATATTCAGATCGCTCATGGTGTGTGGTCCTCCAGTACGTCAATGGTCAGAGTCCGAGACGAGACACGTCCTTCGACTGGACGGTCAAACTGGATGTCACACTTGAGCTTCCGAATGGGCCATTGAGAAGTCTGGGCATTGGGTAGTGCAAGGGTGAATTGCCCGTTCGGTCCATCAGTGATGGTGACATCAAGTGTGGACACAGGTTTCCGGGCATAGGTCACAGCAGATGTGATCGTCCAGCCGGTAATATCGACTGGGTTCTGCTGGGAATCTCGAAGCGTCATTGGGACGATAAAATCATCACCACGCTTGAAGGGATAAACAACTTCGGTCATGTCACGTCCTCTGGTTTAGGCTTGGTCTGCCCTGCTCTAACAGATTGAGCTTTCGAGGACCATAATAAACTGTTTGTCAATAAAAAACCCGCCCCAATTAAGGGACGGGCTATTCTTTACCGCTGCCGAAGCAGGGAGATTACTGATCACCCCCTTCCCCGAACCAACGAGAGTACAGATTTTGTACCCACATTGGCTGGGGCAGGACATTCCAGCCTACAACGAGGCCGATACCAACCCCGATCAAAAGTTCAAACATGTTCATTCTCCTTCTGCTGCTTCAACTGCGGCGAAGACTGCAAGGTTCTTCGCTTCCCACAGGCTCCGGAGAGCCAGTGTATATTCTGCCGAGGGAGGCAGTGTATCAGTCAAATGCACAGCAAGGTCATGAAACGGCTTGCTGGCTGCTTGAAGATGTTCAGGGAGGTGAGCAAAGCGAAATAGGCTTTCCACCTTGTCCATGCGGTCTGCATAGGTAGGGGAGGGTTTCGCTTCCTTGTCGAGTTTTTCGAGATCCCACTTAGCCATGGTCTTCTCCTGTTGAGGAAGATGGTTTCACCGTGAAACGGGATACTTCACCTTCGATTTCGTCGTAGATGACTGCTTGAGCCATCGCTGTTTCACCGTAGGCCGAACCATACAGATCAGGTTCACACCAGTTCGATGCTTGCTCCCACATAACTCCGGGGAACTGCTCGACCTTACGATGGTGTTTGTCACCCGTCCATACCGTGATGTGATCCACGTCTGCAATCTCTTTCCGATAGCGTTGGAGGAATTGCATCACGAGACGGTCAGCTTTGATCTTGTCACCGTGGTGTCCGAAGATCGCTACCTTGCCAAAGATGTTCGCCCAGTAAGCATTGGGGTCCATCTCGACAGTGACATTTTCTTGGTTGTGGTAACGCCATTTGGCACCTTGCAGCAGGCTCAAATAGCTGTCTCCGTCATGGTTTCCTCGCTTGATCACGAGGCGTACATCGGAGATTTGTGCAGCAATATCAGTACAATGAATGATTTGCTCACCAGTGACATCGACAACTTTGAAATGACGGCTGTCAGTGTCGAGGATGTGGTCAGATCCGTGAGTGGCAGTCATTGGCACCTGACCGTTGGCGTGGAGTGTGTCGCCGTTGTAGTACAGGATGATCTCGTTCACACCTTCACGTTCGACGTGCTCAAATAAGCGGCAGAGCCAGTCTGTCATTCGGCTCATGGCGATTTCGAGATCCCAGTCACCGTATCCGGTTTCTTTGCCCCAAGCCAATGAACCAGAGTGAAGGTCATTGATCGAGATGAAGGCTTTCTTGATCCGGTTGGTGAGTTTTAGGGGTGGTGGGGTGAAGAGTATTGGAGAAGGATCGGTGAACTTGGCTACAATGTCAGCCATCTTTTGTTCTTCGGTTTTCGCTTCTTCTTTGTTTGAGAAATGAAAACTGTAAGTTCGTCCGTGTTTATCAGGAACTTGACTTTTCACCCAACCACTTCCGGGTTGACCTTCGAAGCCTAATTCTTTCATGCCATCAAGGACTGCTGGCTCAGCAAGTTGTGCTGACTCCAGTCTCATTTCTTTGGTTTGAATTGAACGACGGGCTGTGGATTCATTGACCCCAAAATGATCTGCCACTGCTTGGTAGGATGGCTTGTCATTTTGAATCCAATACTCGTGGTATTTGCTCATAGGGAGTCCCTTCCATAAGATTGGTCAGGACTCCCATAACTTGCGCGTGCAGAAATGTGAAGCTCAATCGGCTGGTAGCTGTGCTCGGATCCACTGCTGTAGATCACGCTGCAATGCCTCACTTTTCGCTGTCTCGCTTTTGGACAGTGCTGACCGATCACCTGTCAAGATGGCATAGAGTTCGGGATAGGTCAGAGTGACTGCTTGGCGAGCCTTTTTGTAGGCTGCGTATGTCATTGGGAATGCCTGTTCGACATAGCCAGCGATCACTTGTGCATAAGCCTGAATCTCAGGCTGTGCATGTCCATCATCCCGGAGCCACAGGAACTTGAGCATGTTGTTCAAGTCCATCTTCCAGACGATCTCTGTGTACATGTTCAGCGGAAGAATGATTCGTGCCATCTCCCGCGAGACCCCACGAGAAAGAAGTTCCTCATAGTCGTCAAATGCACGTTCAGAAGCCCGGTCGATCATGGACTGGATGGCAGTTGCCTCAGCGAAATCAAACTCACCACTGGAACCTTGTTTGTTCACAGTATCTTGGTGCTTGATGTCTTTGGTTTCAGGCACATACCATAGACGTGGCATGACACTGTAACGGCCAGAGTATTCGTTGAGGTTTGCTGTCCGGTGACGCACCCACTGTCGCATGACGAAGATGGGCAACCGCATCTGGAACTTCATCTCAGCCATCTCGAAAGGTGACGTGTGATGGTGGCTGTACAGGTAGTTGATCAACCCTTCCGGCGAGCGAACAGACCGAGTTCCGCGACCATACGATAGACGTGCAGCTTCAGCAATTGCTGCATCATCTCCCATGGTATCAACGAGGGCAACATAGCCGTGGTCAAGTACAGGTGTGCTTTCATCTGGTCTCTCCAGCAAATCGACCTCTTCGAGATCGTTGGTTTTGATTTCAGGCACAGGCAGTTCATCTGCCAGACGCCAATGGAAACCACAATTCACCGTGATGTGATGGTGAAGCTCAGCGACTGCTTGGTACAGATCTTCGAGCGAACCATTGTTGTTCACGATGTAATTGGGGTGAGCCGAGGCTTGGGTGATGTCCATCGACCCGGTTTCAGGTGGATGACGGTCAGATCCATCGACCCAAATCACCAAATCAAACGTACCTGCTTCACGACAAGCATCAAGCTCGTCCTGACGACGCATTCCGACATACATGTCGTAACCACGCTCGAACATGGTCGAGGCAGTACGTGTCTTGTCTGGTGTGTTGTAGGCAGAGATCATCTGCATCCACAGTTCACGATTGTTCACCCGATCTTCGAACATTGCTTCGAAGCTGGGGTAAACGGCTTTGCCCCACTGATCCCAGAGGCATTCACGTCCAACAAATTCGGATGAAGACATGAACTTGAGGCCGTAGAGATCCCGAAGGATCTCAGCCACAGTGTCTTTACCGTGTCGGGCGTAGCCAAGGATCAGGAGCCGAGGACGGCGTTCCTGATATTCTGTCATGACAGTTCCTTGATTGTGGCTTTCATGCCTTCGATGACATGTTCTTGCTGGATACCAGCCTGATGAGCAGCGTCGAGGACTTCAGCCGTTTGCATGTGGCTCTGACGTTCGACATACAGAGCTTTTTCGAGTTCTTGGTTCCGATCACCGAGAGCAGTGATCATGGATCCCATACCCTCCAGAGTGAAACCGACGACGTTTTCGACGACACCGAAGATCTGTTTGCTTTCAGCAATATGCTTCGTTGCCTTCTGATGACGGCTGCGAGAGTTCATCACCTCGTCTTGCAGGGCGACCATCACACGAGCGATGTCAGTCCCTTCCCAGTCCATCAGGTCGATACGTTGGTTGTGCTTCAGAGCAGCAGATACCATCGAACGAACTTCTTTCATGCGACGCTTCTTGAACTCTTGGGTCTCCTCCGTGGAAACGAGTTCCATCTTGGTCTTGGTTTTAGCCATCGAATTTGGCCTCCTGTGGTTTGTCCTCCTGATGCTGGTACTTTCCTTCGTACTGAGCATGATTGGACGTTTGGTGAAAAACCACTTGAGCTATGCCAACACCCGCAGGGATGTGGAGCAGTCCATTTCCATGGTAGGCAAGCTCAAGTGTAAGGAATCCACACCATCCCGGCTCGATCACAGTGTTGAAGACAGAGAGACCCTGCCTTGCCCATGTGCTCTTGTCGTGGACGATACCGACGAGATCGGTAGGCATCGTGAATTCCTCAATGGCAGAAGCCAACGTGAAATGTCCATCGTTGACTGAGCCATCACAAAAGACGAGGTGTCGTCCTTGTCTGTTGTCGAACTGGATGTCCTGCTTAATGCGGATGTCATATCCAGCTTCAGAGAGGCCATAGCTGTAGCCATTCTCTTTGATCTTTTCTGCGTACATGTCCTTGATGGGACTGGCACGAAGCAATGCTTCACGGTTGACGATCATTTCTGTTCCTCCGGGAAAGCTGAGAGCAGAGCACGAATGACCAGTCGCCAGACGTTGTATGACAGACGAGGGTAGTTCTCGACATTGCCAGTTCGCAAAGGCTCTTTCCATGTGTCTGTGTTGGAAAAGGTCTTTCTCTTTTTGGCGACTTTCACGATGTAATCACCTTTTTGGAAACTACCTTTTCCAGTGTTTGCGATGATGGTTCGGCCAATTTCTTTGACCTCACCTGTGACTGCTGAATGCAGTTCGAGTTTCAAGACAAGCATGTTACTCCTCTGGGACCAAATAAATGTCCCCGTATGTGACCTGCTGAAGATACGGTTCATAGATGTCCATGTCAGGAACGAACCAGATAGTCTCCCAGTCAGGTTTGGGTGGTATGTCTACACAAAGATCCGTGAAGATGACAAGTGCTTCAGGATTTATTTGTTGGACACGTTTGTAAACTGGTTTCAGGCAGGTGCCTCCACCAGCTTGCACATGGATGTTGTCGAGGGTTTCGTCTTCACGGAATACTTTCTCGAACTTGATCTGAGTATCCCAGAGCATCACAGTCATGAGCTTGGGATTCAGCTTTTCTTTCAGAGTCTTAGCTGATCTCAGAAACTGCTGAGCCTGATACTGAGTAATCGAACCAGACACATCGAGAGCATAGACCAGATGAGTCAGTCTGTTCTTCCGTCCACGCTTGGGGAACTTGCCTTTAAGCCGAAGTCCTCCAGCAACTTGGCGACGTGAAGGACGTATGTATGTCCTCTTACCTCCGGACAGAGGATCAATGAGCCATGGTTCGAAGATCTCTTCGTAGGTGGCTTTCTTGATGTAGACCTTGATGCACTCAGTTCTGAGCACTCGGTCTTCTGCACCTGTTCCGTCACCGGGTGGGCAGGCCATCGCTTCGTTAGCGATTTGTTGTCTGAGATTCTCATCTTTCTCTTTGTTCTCTTCAATGGAGTCCCCGGACCCCTCCAAAGCCTCTTTGATCAGGTCTTCAATCTGATCTTTCGAAGGGGTTCCCTGTTGAGGTTTGTGGGATCCGGGGTCTTTTTTCCGATCTTCATGGACACGAGCATAGATCTCTTCCGTGCTGAGACCACGATAGGCTGGGTCACAGCAGGGAGTAATACCCCCGAAGTCGGAGTTCTCATTGATGGGGAAACCATCTTCCTGAAGAGTCAGGTTGATGAAGTGATCACCAGCAATATTGTAGGAATCAGGATCCAGCCCCTGACCACGATTCAAGTGATCGCAGATCAGGTGCCAGATCTCGTGAGCCACCACAGTCTTCTGTTGCTCAGGGACCAGCTTGTCCCAGAACTCTTTATTGAAGAAGATGAAACCATCTCCAGCACATGCTGTTTTGATACTGCTGCACCAGAAGAACTTGATGGTGGTCACGTAGCGAGCCATGCCAGTGAATCGTTTGTCTGTCAGGATCATCTCCTGAACGATCAGACGGAACACGTCATTGGCACTGTATAGATTACCACTGTCCGTCGTTCCATTCGTCGAGGATATCGTCGAAGGGATCTTTGTTTGGGTTGACGTGTTGTCCCCATCCGTCTGAGACATGCTGTCCATAGCTTTTTCCTTTCCCAGCCAGTGGGTTAGAATTGGTTGGTTGGTTCAGTTTCTTCTTGGCTTTTGCCTTTGACTTGTTATCAAAAGCTACCGGAGGCACCACCTCCAGAAGTGCCAAGCAACGGATCAATCGAGAGACGTTTTGCAATGGCATCCATCAGCTTCTTGTCACTCGGTGTGTCACCGAAATACTGCTTCAGTTCATTGTAGAACATGGCAGTGTACTCACCACCAACACGATTCACGTAGCACATGACCTGATCACGACTCTGATCATCAGATTCGTTGAAGTATTTGGCCAGTTCGTTCATCATCTTGGCTTTGCCCACACCTGTGGTGGGGATGCGAGTTGAGTTCGGTGACTGTGCCACTTCCCATGGATACGGAAGCTGAATCGCTTCATCGTATTCCTCACGGAACTGTTGTGCAGCCATAGGACCGACACATGCAGCAATCAGTTGGAATGTCACATCGTCGATGGGAGCCATGTGCTTCTCACCTTCAGCGAGAGGGATAGGCAGTCCAGCTTCATCGAGACGAGGCTTGGCAGCTTTCTGAACCAGACGCTCATGTGCATTGACGTGAGCACAGGCTTTCTCCCAGCCACGAGGTGTGGCGTAGGTCTCAAGCTCTTCACGATTGCCCTGTTCAACGAAGGCATACAGCTTTGTGGGGTTTTTCGTGATGAAATCCACCACTGCTTCGTTGGTTGGGGACTCAGGGCGTGTAGCCCATTTGATCCAGTCTTTGGTGCTGACCTTCATTTCAGCAGGCAGCATCCGTGTGATCAGCGTGTCGGGGAGTTCACGGGCAATAGCAGAATCAGAAGCACGATTGCCAGCGGCCACAACCAAGCACTTATCGTGGAGTTTCTTACCACCAACCATGCGGTCAAGGATGAGACTATAAGCTGCGGCCAGAACCTCTTCTGTTGCAGAGGAGAGTTCGTCAAGAAAGAGAAGCCATCCATTGTAGCCATCCGGTACTGTGTCACCTTCCAGCGGGAAGGTATCGAAAGGGAGATATGTCGCTTTCCCAGATTTGGGATCACGTTCAGGAAGTCCGGTCATATCTTCAGACAGAATCTGAGACAAGCGAACGTCGATCATCTTTGCATTGGCATCTTCTGCCACTTGATGAACCACTTGGGACTTACCGATAGCAGGTGGCCCAGCGACATAAGGCACCTGACGAGCACCCAGAGCACGAGTGATGAAGTCATACATCTCGGAGGGTGAGAGTTGAAGAATTGAAGACATTTCTCTTTCCTTGGTTAGAGTTGGGAACCAAAAAAGAGAGAATCAGGGGAGTTCTTTGACCTTGTAATTGAAGCGACGATCAAGCTGCTTCACCATGACAGATGCTGTCATCTTCGGGTTTGGATTCAGAGATGAACCAAGAAACAGCATCTCTTGAGGCTGTCTCTCCTTATCTATGGTGTGCCAGATCGTGCTGGACTCCTCATCAAAGAAGTAGTAACGCTCTTCCTGTGCCATAACGCGCCTCCTGAGTTGGTCAAAAAAGATTCCCCACCCGCTGTAAAGCAGGTGGGGTTTCTTGTCACGACAGTGTGTAGTTGCCGTTGAGGATCACATCCCGAGGGATGATTCCGACTTTTCTCGCTGAGATCTGTTGATCAGCCACCTGCGAAGCAATGAATGGCAGGATAGTGCTGTCATTAAGATCAGCGAGAATATGGTTGTACTGACGGCGTAGATCGTTGCCGTAGTTAGGATGACAGCGGAAGCAATCATGAACACACACCAGTTGAAAAGGCCGTAAAGGGAGTGTGTTGATGAGTTCAGCCACCGTCGTGCCGTCCACGAGACCAATGGTGTCATGGTGGAGATAGTCCAAGATACGGACGCTAAGAAAACCGCTTTCTTCATAGTGTTTCCAAAGCGTCTGCACGATTTCAGCAGATTTTCCATCAGTTCCTTTCGCTCCAATGGTTAGAAGGTCAGTGACACGCTCGATGGTCTTCGGGTCAAACTGACACCGACGATACATCTCACGTACAATCATGCCATCCACACTGTGAACGAGGTTTGGTCCCAGTCCCTTGTGGAACCGAGGCCGTTCGTTCACTGCTTGGATGACCTGATACTCTTTGTCGAGGAACATGAACGGGATGACGATCTTGTCCTCTGTCTCGATGCAGGCGTAGAAATTATCAGGCAGCACCCAGTCATAGGTTGTGCCATCGACTTCATCCCACAGTTCTTGGATGCCAAGGTTCAAGTCCCAAGCACCCGGTGCCATCTTCTCCATGGTTTCGTAGAAGGTCTCTACATCATCCTTGAAGATAGCTTTGGGCATGGCTGTTGAGCCATACAGTGCTGTCATGATGGTTTGCTTCACGTCCTTGCGGTCGATCTTGCCTTCCACGCCCATAGCTCCGTAGATGTGGGTGTAAGCATCGAGAATGTTCTCGTCACCACCACACAGTTTCCACGACATTGGACATGAAACCATCAGGCTGAGCAGTTGCAGTCCAGATGATGCAGCATCAAGACTGATGAGGTAGCCAACCTCTTTGCCATCCTGTCCGTTTTCATAGGCCAGTGCAGCAGCACGCAGACCTACAGGATTGGATGCTTCCTTGAAGGTCTTAGGGTCGGAGAGGTCAATCTCCTCGAAGTGGGCGAGACGTTCGTCCCAGCCTTTCTTCTCGTAGGCTTTGTCGTGTTTGCACGCGATGTCAGCCATCACATATTCCGTTCCCGACAGTTCACGGAATTCCTGTACCTTCAGCATTCGTTTTCTCCTTGAATTGCTTGGTTGAGTTCGTTGTGAGTCAGAGGAGCAATAGCTCCACAGTGCCACCAGACGTTGATCCAGTAGCCTTCTGAGTCTCTTTGGATCTCGCACCGACTGGCATATGTCGGAACGAGAATTTTTGTGGTGAGGTATGCATCACCTCTGAAGAGGAAGTTCTCACGGTTGCGCATGTCTGGGTACTCCTCTTCGCTTCGAGATCTCATTCTCGATGATGCGAAGCTGAGCTTGCCAGATGAGAGACGCCATAAGGTATGGAGCTTTCTTGATGTTGTACCGTAAGTTCTTCAGCTTCTTGGTTTTTGCATTCTTCAACTTGCAGTGGTGTCCCTCTTTGTTGAGGTAACAGCCAGTCTGAATGCACTCACTGAAGTCTTGGTATTCAGCGACTGTCATGCAGAGATAATGCCTGTCCTGTTGCACCGTGGTTGGTGGTACGATCTCGTCAGGCATCATCATAAGCCTCTGGTGTTCAGTCTGAAATACAGAGGCAGGAAAGGCGAATTCTGCTGTTGAAGGAGGTCGTAAAGGAAGGGATTGAGCGGCACCCTGAAGCAACGGATTAGCCATTCTTCCGGTGACAGTTCCTGTTGCGTATTTCTGTTGATAGACACGAGCAGATTCCTCCATCATCATCTGTGTTGCAGTTTTTGCATGTCCACGGCCACCCATTGAGTGACCGTACAGGAGAGCATCACGCATATGATCTGTCATGCTCTCCTGAAGTTCTTGCATCAGTCTGATGTGCTCAGGGACTGATCCATTCTCCGTCATCGTCTTTCTCCGTGATTACACGGTCGATATTCAGATCCGTGGTTTGATTGATGATGCGTGCTGCACATTCGAATCGGCAGAACTCACTGTTGATGAACTCTTCAGGATCCATGTCTGCGGGGATCTCAAGTTCAAAGAACTGCTGTGTGTCGATCACAACGAGTTGTGTCTTCACTTGTGACGCCTCTTCTTCGAGACGTTCGATGTCTTCACCAGTGATCATAGTACATACCTTTCAACCATGATTGTTGCGAAAATCAGCCAGAATACGAAGCTCAGTCCGAAGACTATCACCCACATTCTTAGGCTCTTGAGAGAGGATTGCTTCTCTTCTCGTTCTGTCTTTGTCATCATCGTACCTTTCGATGTTGCCATTTTCGAAGTGATGAGCGTACCGGAACATTAGTACGATCACCGCGACACTACCCCACCCGATCATCGTTCCGATCAGGTCTAACATTTACATACTCCAGTTTGATTTGAACCGGTCCATCTCTTTCGAGATGAACGATGACATGAAGCCCTATCTCATGGGCTTCACGAAGATGCTGATTCAGCATGTCGAGAGTTTCATTCACTGTACTCGATCCTCCCGGCATTATCCCAGATTCGGAGCAGATCATCGTATCTGACGACGACATGTTCTTTCTTTGGGAATGGTTTACCGAGTTCAGCAGTTTTCATGTTTTGGTTGCAGATGTTCTGGATGATCCTGACTCTGGACATTCGTTTAGCGTGGTCTTCATCATCGTATTTGTTACGAGCTTCGATCCATTCACGTTTTTCCAGTTCAGGATATCCTCGGACCAATGCAAATGCAGTCAGTCCGAGAACAACAAATATCATCCAGAACAGAGGTTCTTGGATTGAACCACCGAACTCAGCACTGATGGCAGTGACTCCTGCCATGCAGAAGCCCATGATCAGAGATTGGAAGAAGAGTTTCATCAGCCTGTGCTCCAGTTTCTGCCACGATCATCAGTCCATGAGATGTTGATCTTGGTTGTGACAGCAGCGACAGACACGATGACGATGGCAACCCATTCAGCAGGATCAGTGAAGGCCCAGTGAGTGAAATGCCATGCAGCCCAGCCCATGATGAGCTTGATAGCCCAGTTCAGGGCTACGACGAGGATGAAAAAGATCATGTTCATGTGAGAGTTTCTTTCTTTGCCAGTTCAAGGACAGCTTTGTTGTAGTCTGTGCCTTGAGAGTTGATGTGATATCCGACAGCGTAGGTGCGGCCACGACGGTCATACTTGTGAGTCAGCCAGAACTGGTTTCCCAGTGCCAGCATTCCCTGCATGACCTCCATGGAGTTGTTGTAGAAGACCTCAGCTTGCTTGCGGCGTTTGCGGAAGTCTTCGAAGTCTTCACCCACTTTTCGCTTCGGGATGATCATGTTGCCCTCCGGAGAGGCCACCACGTCGATGTTCAGAGTCAGTCCAACGCTGTTGGCTCTGTTGATGTGGTCAAGGCACACGTCCTCATCTCTGAACACGTCAGAGCCGTTCAGGACGATGTGACCACGAGTGTCGAAGTATCCACTGCCCATGTGGTTGTTCTCAACCTTCTTGGGCTGAACCACCATTGGCAATGGGAATTGGTAGAGAGCAAGCTGCTCTTCGACATCAGAGGTGATGCCATACTTCATGATGAATCTCTCATCTTCCATATCGAAGTCGAGGAGATCTTCATCCACACACTCGATGAGCATCTGAGCTACATCTTTAGGCTCACCCCATTTGGGTGAGAACAGTCCCACCATCGTTGGAATGTCAGCCTGCTTGTGCAGGTAAATCTGGACGATCACATCGAGCTTGAAGGGATCATCTGTCAGTGGTGAGAACTGGTCACGCAGGACATCGAGCAGTTGATTCTTGGAGTACAACTCTTCGAGGTTTCGCTGAGTTTCCTGCATGTTTGGAGCAGTTTCCATCGTCAGTTACCTTTCTGTTTGGTTTAGTCAGTTCATGGGTATTTGTGAACTTTCAGGATTCAGTCTGTGGCGAACGCCACGAACGCCGGAGGCGTATCCGTAAGCAGAGTCAGTCTGAGACTATCTGTGGTGAAAAAAGTGAAAAAATATGACCCTGACCCCCAACTTTCGTTGAGGGCCAGAGTTTAGTCGTGCAACTTAGGAGTTACCCGAACAGTTGTGCTTCGAGGTCGGCCTCGTTCACATCACTGACGACCTGCTCCACCTGCTCCTGACGACGGTACAGTTGAACAGTGAGGTTCAGGTTGACGGACTCGCCCTCTTCAAGAGACAGGCCCTTCTTGCGGATCATCGCCATGACAGCGTTGACGGTCTTCGCTTCTTCAGCCCACTCAGGGTTCGTCGAAGCGTAGATCTTATGATCCTTCAGGTCGGAAACTGCAACACCACGCGGCAGCCGTGCCAGCTTGGTCTCGCCTTCATCACCAACTTCGATTTCCGGGCCGAAGTTGATCCACAGACCTGCGAATTCGTCTTCGTCAGATGCTGCGTTGGTCTTGTTGGTTTTGTTCGTCTTGATAGTGAAAGCCATGATATTTTCTCCTAAGTCATGGTTGTTGTGGCATCATTGCCAAAAGCGCCGGAGGCGCTCTCTGAGTCTGCGAGAGACCCGAGAAAAGAAAGAGTCAGATGCGGTAGCATCCAACTCCTCCTGTGACACCAACTGCGGTAGCAGATGTGCTTTAGATTTCTTCACCTTCAGGCTCCTTCCACACGTTGAGACAGAACACGTAGCCCTGTGTTTTGTCTGTCTGGTGCTCTTCGATCCATCCCTTGGCATCCATGCAGTCTTCTGTGTTGGTGTACTCAGCGACTGCAACAGCACTTGGGATGGCTGCTGGATGATAAGCAGGTGCCACCATCAGCAGTGTGTAAGCGAGGATCATTCCTTCCATTGTCTTTCTCTCTCTTTGGTTTGGGGTTGAGTTGGTTTGTCTTTTTCGCTCAGAGCTTCACCCAGCCTGTCGGCTGGGCTACGCTCTTCGCTAGTTCAGGGTTGATAGGTAAGTTGAGGCAGATTCAGACCCCAGTTCTCAGCGATCTCATGGATCTCTTTGATGGTCTTGTCTGCGGTGAAGACCACTCTCCCGTTGATTCGAGATAAGATCGGTCCGACTTGGATTTCGTTAGGAGGAACAACTGTGTTGCTAGCTGTTCCTCCAAAGTCCACGTAGATCACGTTGTCTGACATCTCAGGCAAAGACCTCGTTGCGGACTATTTCTTCAGGTGTTCCGGGAATGAACAACGGTTGAGCACATACTTTGTCGCTCACCATTCTACATTCTTCCATTTGGTTCATCATCTTCTCAGCAAACTCTGCTGCTTCACGCCATTCCTTCATCTCTTGCTGAAGGACTGCCATCTCCTCTGCTTCAGCCAGATGGCCTTCACACAGGTCTGCATGAGCTTGCTCGGCTTCGTGGTACGCATCCCATGCTTGGTCTGCACGGATGTACCATGTGGTGTAAGTTGCGTTCATTGGTCAATCTCCTTTGTGACTCAGGAAAGCCGGAGGCTTCAGTCTGTCTTCAGTCAATCTGGAAAAGGATTGAGTAGAGAGCTACGTTGCCATAGCTCCCTACTCGGGTTGTTATTTGAACTCAGATTTGAGTGATTCGAACATGGCTGCCAGTTTGTCGTCAGCCTCTAGTTCTGCTTGGATAGCCGTCATCTCTTTCGCAGTGTCCAGCATTACTCGCTGTTTGTCAGTCAGGGTCTGCTTGGTAGCCCTGTTGTCCACATAAGTGGTTGCGATAGATACGGTTTTTCCCACAGCCTCGACTACCTCAGTACCTTGGTCAAAGGTGGAGGATACGAAGCGTTGAACGGATGCAAAGATTCCCATGGTTGATCTCCTTGTGCTGGGTGATGGATCCATGAGAGCCGGAGGCTCAGCCAGTGTGTGTGTAAATGTGCGGTGGTGACTGAGTGTGTAAAAAGAGGGGGGCATATCAACTGTGTAAACTCGAAGGTGGGGGGGTGGGTTGACTCAGTGTGTAGCTCACACACTACCCTGCAACCCGACACAGTATATTCAAAAATCTGTACTGCAAAAAATATATGAAATTTCGGCCCCATAAGGGTTTTTGTTTTGGTTTAGCCCAACGGCTATCGACGAGCTTTTCGGGGAAAAGCGAGGAGCGAGAACGAGGAAGGAGTTCCTCTTCGGGGCTACGGGTGAGTGAAGCAATGCGTGAACGGGGCGGGTGTGGTTATCACGTATGTGAGAACGGATTTATCCCGGTGAGGCCCCCAACCGCCGCAGCGGAGTCCTACGTATGCTCGATTCCGGCACCCCCTGTCAAGATCTGCATTTTTGCACAATACTGTGTGCAGATCTGAACAGTTGCATAAATGTCACAGTGATTTTTCCAGAGTGCAGATATCACGACGACATTTCTGGAGCTTAGCCAGCCAGTCTTCTTTGTCGATACGTGCATCTTCTTCCTGAGCCAGTGCGATCTTGAACTTGCGACGGAAAAACTCTTCGTTGAATTTGAGTTTTGTCATGTGCTCTTCAGGAGTGACGTTGGAAGGGATTGAGGTGTCCATAGTAGGCGTCCTTACGATATGAATGGAAACAGGATGATGGTGTGAGGCTCTTTAGCGTCAGGAACCAAGAGAAAATTGTGACCATGGGCCGTGTAGGGCATATCCTCGACCAGGAACTCGATCTCTTCGTTATGGTTTACTTCCTCACCGCCTGTGGTGACTTTCATGAGTCCCCAACGTTGGCCTTCGTGCCAGATTCCCATCTCAGTGGAGTTGGAACAGCCCTGTGGTGAGTTGTAGTATTCGAAAACCATGATTCCGACACCATGCTCAGCAATCTCTTCAGGCAAAGGATCCCGGATGCCCCAGCGATCCATGTTTTTGGGATTCTCGCATCCGTTTTCCCATGCCTGTCGAGTATATGCCTCCATGTCCTCACGAGTCATGAAGTCTTGAGCATGTGCAGGTATGCACAGAAACCAAAAAAGAAGAGCTAGTCTGTGCATTTGTGCAGATCCTTAGTCATCAACGTAGAATGTCAGTGCAGCTTGCATCAGACCGTCGAATTCCTCGGAGATCTCCCAGTCACGGGCTTTTTTTT